CCCAGGTCAGGACAGGTTTTAGCCCTACACTAGGTCTACATCAGCCCTACACTGCCCTACATGCCGAAGAGCCCCTTGTGGAACATGTGCAAGGGGAGTAGTGTGAAGGGAGTGAAGTTGGGAGTCAGTGGAGTGGAGCAGCCATGAGACTGGTGCTCTGTCCACACCCCGCAGATGCCACTGCTTCCGGAAGGGGAAGAGATGTCAGACCAGACCGTCCCGGAGACGATCAAGCCCGAATGGCTGCCCGACGCACCACTGAGCTGGTTCCGGATCGAGTCGTTGCTGCGCCAGATCGTCGAATCCAAGCCCGACGACTACACCTACCCTCGGCGCACCAAGGCGGGCCCCCACGGCGACAAGGCCTGCGCCTACTGGCACTCGGAGGACAGCGAGCCGGGCTGCCTCATCGGCCACCTCATGTTCCGCCTGGGTGCCCCGGCCGACTTCCTGAACGCCTGCGACAGGCACCCGGGCGGCTCGGGTATCGAGGTGCTGCATAACCACAAGATCGTCAGCGACCTGTTCGACGATGAGGCGGTGATGGTGCTCACGTACATTCAGGGCCGCCAGGACTCCGGCAGCACCTGGGCGCAGGCCCTGAAGCTGGGTATCGCCTACTTTTCCGGCACGCACGCCATGATGCGCAAGCTGGGCAAGCGGGAGCTGGAAAGGAAGATGTGATGGACTACCGGTTCCGCCAGGGCGGCCTGATGCGCTGCTGCACCCTGACCCTGGCCAACTTCCACGCCCTGCCGCTGGTGACTGCGGTCGCCGAAGGGGCCAAGTTGCCCTGCCGCTACTGCTCCACCACGATGGTCTACCGCGAGGGTGCCTGGGAGTGGGACAAGTCCAGGGCACCCATCCACGGGGTGGCCCAGCCGCCGGAAGCGGAGTTGGCACCGTGAAGGCTGGGGAAGCCCACGCGTGGCTGTTCATCGACCTGATCAACCGGCATCTGCGCGAAGTCGTCGACCCCGACGACACCACCTACGGTCCGGACCAGTGCGGGCCCTGCCAGAGCCTTCGTGACTATTGGCTGACTCCACGCGGGCGGGCCGAGGCCCAGACGTACCTGAACCAGCTCAGCCCCGACAACCGCGAGTGGGTTTGGGCACCAGGTGGCGTGATCGACTGGGACCTACTGGTCAAGCGGACCGAAGGTGGCCAGGAGTTCACGCCTCTGGTCACGATCAAGCAGAAGGTCTACGACGAGTTGGTTGAGGACCAGAAGTTCTTCATTGCCTTGCAGAACGCGGGCGTTGACAACTGGGAGGGCTGGGATATGGTCCTGCACTCCATCAACGAGGAGGGTGACTGATGACTACGGCTGCTGAGCGGGTCTCCAACGGGTCCGCGTGGCTGGATGAGCACTTCCCAGGCTGGTGGAAGTCGATCGACCTGGGCAACCTGAAGATGGCCAGCTGCCGTGAGTGCGTGCTCGGCCAGGTCTACACGGGCCACATCCCGGTCGGCGAGCAGGACCAGCTTCTGGCCCAGGTCCTGGAGCGCATGGCCCGCGTCAGCCGGTTCGAGGCCCGCACGTTCGCCGAGTCCGTCCGGAACAATGTGGCTGGGGGCTTCAACGTCCTGTATGAGCTGTTCGCTCTGGGCCGTGAGGAACGAGCTGCCCGGATGGGCTTCTCCATCCTGTGGTCGGAGTTGACCGGCCGTACGGTCGGCAGTCAGTACGAGGCTCTGGCCGACGAGTGGACCAAGGTCATCATCTCTCGCAGGCTGGCCAACGCCGAGCCCATCACCGCCGAGCTGGTCTCGGCCTGACTCCCTTGGGAAGGGGAAGCGATCATGGAGATCACGTTCACGCAGCTTCAGAGCTTCAGCCTGGAGCTGAAGCCCGCCGACCGGCGCGAGCTGGCCGACCTGCTGGACATCACCGAACGCAAGCTGCGCAAGCTGGTCGATGATGAGGTCCTGATGGACGAACATTACGACGAAGTCATCGAATGGGTCACGCGTCGCATCGACGATGCCCAGATCACCGAGCACGAGGACATCGAGATCGACCAGGTCACCTGGTAGTGGACAAGCTTCTGATCATCGTGGGGACGGTCGGGGTGTTCTGCACCCTGGCCGCCCTCATCGCCCTGGGCATGGCCTCAGTCAGCCGGGGACATTGGGGTGTGGCATTGACCTGCCTGGGCAGCTTCGCGGTCATCTTGTTCCTGCTGCTGGCCGGTTACGAGTATTCGCAGGGATGGTGGGAGGGAAGGTGAGAGATGCTTGATGTACTTGAAGTGGCGCAGCGCCTGAAGGTCCACCGGATGACCGTGTACCGGCTCATCCACGCTGACAGGATCGAGGCGTACAAGGTGGGCAATTCGTATCGGATCAGCGAAGAGGCCTTTGCGGCCTATCTGGAGGAGGTGCGGACCCGTGGCAACTCATCTGGCAGAGCTGGGTCAGCGAAGGCATGAGGAGTACGTGAAGGCTGAGGTGTCCTCACTGCGTGTGCAGTTGGCTGAGGCTCAGGAGAAGCTGAGGTTGGTGGAGCGTCGGCTGCTGCTGGTCGAGAGGTCCATCAGCAACCTCGGCACCGGTCCGGTCTAGATGATCGATGCCCTGGGTTCTGGCCGTAGCTGGATGGTCTTGGCTGTGTGTGCTTCTGCTGACCCAGAGGCATGGTTTCCGCCGAAGGGTTCATCAACCAGGGAGGCTAAGCGGATTTGTGGTGTATGTCCGGTTAGCGGCGAGTGTCTGGATTATGCACTGGAGCATGATGACCGGTTCGGGATCTGGGGTGGGCTGAGCGAGGGGGAGCGCAGGAAGTTGAAAAGACAGTGAGCTGACTCTTGACCACATGTGCCACATGTGGCTAAAGTTAACTGCAACCCCCTGGGGCTGGTAGTGGACAGCGATCCCGGCCAGCTTCGGGGGTAACAATTTGCCCGGGGAAGAAGACATCAATGTTCAATGTGCAGCAGACGATCCTTGACCTGACGGCCACGATCGAACACCTCCGCAATACCCCCTGGGTCCAGGGGAAGAACTTCACCAGCTCAGGCGCGTGCTGCACTTGGGGGGCCATGATCTACGTGACCTCCGGTGGGGATGTGAACTGCGAGGACTCCATCGACCGCACGGCCGACATGGGTCGGGCCTTCAAGCGGGTCATGGGCGAAGACGTCGTCAGCTACAACGACACCGATGGGCGCACCAAGGCTCAGGCCATCGGGGCAGTTCAGGAAACCCTGGATGCCCTCAGAGCCGACCACTCCATCCTCACCGGACGCAAGGATGACCACCATGCTTGATCACCCCGAGTACGACCGGCTGGCCCTGGACTTCGAAGCCAAGTTCGCCGAGTCGCCCTGGTCACCGGAGGTCCTGGAGCCCCGGGTCCTGGTGCAGGAGAAGGACATGCCCGCCATGCCACTGAAGCACATGGTGGCCCTGTTGACGCAGACGCAGATGATGGAGGTGATATCCAGTGGGGAGCCTGCGTGATCAGACCGAAGATGCCATTGTGCGTGGTACCCGTGACCGCCTGGCCAACCTGGCTAAGCAGGCCATGCTGGAGGGCACCGCACTGGAGCACGAGGCCTACCGGTGCCAGGCCGAGGCGGAACAGGCCCTGGCCGACCAGAAGGCGATGAAGGCCGAGGGCCAGCGTAGGGCTGCTGTCCAGAACCCTCGGATGCTGCCTTCGCATCAGCGGGCTGTCGACGTGAGGACGAACAGCTTCAAGGCCATGCAGGATGCCAAGGGTGATCACGTCTACTACTCTGGCCAGGCCGCCATGTACGCGAGTCTGGCTGCGATGAAGTTCGCGAAGGCTGCTGGCCTGAAGGCTATGCAGTGACAGGCCCCTATGGCCGAGTGGCTAGGCACCGCCCTGCAAAGGCGGTTACGTCGGTTCGAATCCGGCTAGGGGCTCCATCCCGGGGAAGGGGATAAAGGTGACACGGTTAATTCCACAGGAACATTTCAAACCGTATGTTCCCAACCCGAATACGAAGCTGGGCCGGGCCTACCTGTATGCGGTAAAGGACTGCGAAGGTCCGCTGTTGGCTACCGAGGCAAGCTTCCTGCGCGACAACCCGCTGCTGTGGCTTCGGGCGATCAGCCTGTATTCGAACAACCTGGACTTCCTGATCAAGCTGACCAAGACCAGGCTCAAGGCGCAGGCCCCCGTGCCAGGCCCGACCCAGGCGGTTGAGGCACCTGCGTACACGCAGGCGGTCAGGGACCACGGGAAGTGGTCGGTCGTTCAGGAACACAAGCTCCAGAAGATCAGGGCCAGGCGTGCTGAGCTGATCATCGAACTGGGCTACGAGGACATCAAGCAGGCCATGGTCACAGGTGACATGGTCGGCGCGCTCAACGACATCCTCACCGCCTTGCAGCAGGAAGACCACGTGGAGGCTGGCCGCCTGGCCGAGCACTGGATTTTCAGGCTGACTGGCAATCGTGTCGACACGAGCGATCCTGAGCCCGCAGAGGCTGAGGACCTTGATGTGCTGGCTTCACTGATGGCCAAGATCGGAATGATTCCCGGGGAAGGGGAATGAGATGAAGAAGTCAAGCAAGGTGATGGTCGGTAACGTGCTGTTCGCGGGGATGCTGTTCGCCATGTCGGGCTGCGCGACCGAACCTGACCAGCAGTTCATGGAGTCTGACGCGGACTATCAGGAGATCTGCCTGGATCGGGAAGACAATGAGCGAGTCGAGTTCGAGAAGTGCGACCAGGACTCATCCAACGGTCACACCACGTTCTTTCCGTACTACCTGTCCAGGGCCTATGGTTCCGTACCGGCCGTGGGAAGCAAGATCAACCCTGCGCACGGTACGTCTATCCGCCCAGCCAGCGGAACGATCGCCAGGCCACCTGCCTCTGGCGGCTTCGGTACCAGTCGGGTCACGTCCGGTGGAAGCTGACGTGATGCAACGGCGCAAGATGGTCCCACGGGGGCTGAGGCCACCGTTCACCGATGGCACGGAGGTGATGCCAGAGCACGCCAAGATGGCCCAGTACGTGGACAAGAACTGGGCAATCTGGGAGTTCCTGGCATACCTGGCTGATCGGGACATCAACCTGACCTACATCACGGGCAGCATCGTCAAGGTGATCCAGCCGCACACCCTGGAAGCCCTGCTGATGAGGTACCGGGGCGTCGACCCCGACGCCTACGCCAAGGAGTCCGAGCAGCTGTCGGCCACCTACGGGGCCCTGCTGGCTAAGCACGCGCGGTCGCCTGGCAGTGGTGAGTACGAGCAGCTTGCCCTGATCGATGAGGTCGCTGACGACCGTGTCATCCGCATCATCAAGGTGCTGGACGAACTGGGCCTGCCTGCCGGGGCTGGCCGTCCGACCTGCGCTCAGGCGATGTACGACGCATCCATGCCGGTGCCGAAGACGTCCACGCTGGCCAGGGCGGTCAAGTTCCGCAAGATGCTGTATGAGGCTGCCGTCCAGAATGCTGGCCACTTCACGGCCGATGATCCACGCAACAGGCACAACCTGGCGGCCAGTAAGGCCGTCTCGGATGGGGACAAGGAAGCCATCAATGCACTGATGGCCAAGCTGAAGGGGAAAGACGATGCTGCTCAAGATTGACCTGTGGGCCCTGGGCCAGGTCGAGAAGGCTGCCCGGTATGTGGGTCGCTACTTCCGCACCACGGGCAGGCACCGTTCGCGTGGAGTCTCGTCGGCTCAGTTCGTGGCGGCGCTGCGTCGATGAGTGCGGAGATCATCCTGTCCGGCTCGGCGATCTTCATCTCCGGTGCGACATTCCTGGCAACTTTAGCCCTTCTGGGCAGGAAGCAGTTCCAGTACGCTACGAAGAAAGACCTGGCAGAGCTACGCGGCCGAATGGATGTACTCGGCGGTAACCAGGTCAGGCTGTGGCGCTACACGGAGGCTGTGGATGACCGATGCGACTCTGCCGGACTACCGATGCTCAGGCCCAGCGTGCCCCGCAAGCAGGCCCCGGCTGACTGGTGACAGTTCGGACTCCTACGCCAGAGCTGCCGGGTGGCACGTCTGGGGCAGCGTAGCCCTATGCCCCGACCACGCAGGCAACATGAAGCGTGTAGCCAAGCCTGAGCACCTGGACGGAGAGCAGCCCCTGTGGTGAACAGCGACCACGTACCCCTTCAGATCCCGCGCAACCACACGAACTTCAATCCCGTGTACCTGCGTAACGCCATGGTGGACCTGCTGACCAGGCCGCCCAGGAAGGAGACCAAGATGAGCACCGATGTTGAGGTCCGGACCGAGCCTGAGGTTCCGGTCGCGGTCAAGAAGTTCAAGCCGGTCGAGACCGACATCGACCACCTGAAGGACCGGATGGACAGGCTCACCCAGGCCCGCAAGGACCGGGACACCCTGGCCGCCTTCATCGAGATGGAGGAGAGGTACATCAAGGATGAGCTGGCCAAGCTCGGCGCGACCGATGGCCGGATCAACGGGGTGGTCGCGGTCACCTACCGGCCGAAGAACGATTACCGGTTCGCTGAGTTCCGTGAGGAGTACCCGGAGATCTATGCCAGGTACCTGGAGCCGACGATCGTCGACCAGCTGAACAAGGCGAAGCTGCTGGCTGACCATCCGAACCTGCTGGCCAAGTTCCGCTCTAGCGCCTTCAGCGTCAAGTGACCGAGGTCTACCGCAGATCCAGGCCCATCCTGGTCGTCGACCGCATCGAGTCCCTGGGCCCCAGCCTGAAGGACCTGCGCAGGTCCCAGCACGTGGGGATCTACGACGTAGCCGACGCCATGGACACCTCCCACGGCACCCAGGTCACCTCGTGGGAGACGGGCAGGGTCAAGCCGGGGTCGGCGAAGGTGGTTGAGCTGCTTGAGGTCTACGACTACGTCATGGTGTTCATGCACAAGACGGACGCGGCGAACCTGATGGAGGAGAGGACCAGGCAGCGTGAGCAGCCCTGACGACGATGGGCTACCCGGCTGGTGGAAGGTCCTCTACCTGTTCGGCTGGGTCACGCTGTGGTTCTTCGCAGCAGTCGTGATGTTGATGTGCATCTTCGGATGCCTGGTCTACTACTGGTAAAGGCAGGCGGCCCTGATGTCCGAGCGCCACACCAGGGCAAACGAGTGCGGCTGTGTCGAGACCTGGGACCCGGTGCCTGGGTGTGCTCCGGACCAGCAGACCTGGGCGTATGGGCTGTGGCTGGGCTGCGATGAGCACCTAGAGGGCCATCAGCTGTTCCTGGAGGCCATGCGTAATTTCAGGAACGAATCGGAATGACGACAAATGACCATATCCGTCCTAGGATGGGCTGATGGTCAATAAGCCGAAGAACAAAGGCACCGCTGGTGAGTCCGCCGTAGTCGCATACCTGCGCACGGCGGGCTTTCCTTATGCAGAGCGCCTGGCCCTCCAGGGCAGCGCCGACCGGGGTGATATCACGGGCATCCCCGGGATCGTCATCGAGGTCAAGGCCGTGCAGGAGTACGCCTTCAACGCCTGGCTCAAGGAAGCCAGGGCTGAGCGGGACAACGCCGGTGCCGACTTCGGCATCGTGGTCGCCAAGCCCAGGCTGGTGGGGACGACCAGGACAGGCCAGTGGTATGGCCTCATGTACGCCTACGACTATCTGGCGCTGATCGACGCAGCCGCCAAGGCTACCCAGTCACCGATCGAGGTGTGGACCAGGCAGGCGGCCGGTATCTCCTATGCCACGACGATCGCCCGGGACTTGAAGATGGCCCAGGCCGACCAGGCCGCCGCAGGCGTTAGTCATTCATGTGTCCGAATCGCCCCAAAGGGGCAGAAAGATACTAGCCTGTTCTATGTGGTGACGACTTTGGAGCAGATCGCTGATCTGCTGGTCCGAGCTGGGTATGGGAGGCGTGATGACGAACCTGGAGCATGAGCTGTACAAGGCCAGGGAGGTGGCCTTCCTTCTGCGGCTGAACACGAAGACCTTCTACGGGTGGATTCACCGTGGCAAGGTGGAGTCGATCCGCACTCCGGGCAACGGGATCAGGATCAAGCGTGCTGAGGTGTTGAGGCTGCTCGCCGAGCAGGACAATGTTGCAGGTGGGGAAGGAGTTGACAAACATCTGCCCCATGAGTAGTGTGGTTCTCGTCAGGCCGGGAGGTTGATCGGTCGAGGGGTGGCGAGAAGTCACCTGGTCTGACACTCGGGATGTAGGGCAGCGGCTAGCCCACTTGCTTTGGGAGCAAGTCACCGGAGGTTCGAGTCCTCTCATCCCGACGGAGCTGGTCAGGCGCATGGTATCCGGGGAGATCCTGGGGCACCGCTGATCTACACGGCATGAAACAAAGCCTGACCAGGGCCACTGATAGCGGGATAGGGGAGTCCGGTCGTCCCCGTAGGCCTCATAAGCCTGAGATCCTGGGTTCAAATCCCAGTCCCGCTACGCAGGAACCGGATAGGCCGAGTGCTCTTGAATAAGGAGCGAGGCGAAGCCGGGGAACGAAGACCTGAGGGCTGATCACCCAAGGGCTGCCCAGGGAAGTCATGAGCCCTGGGAGCGGATGTAGCTCAGTGGTGGAGCGAGGAAACGTAAACTCAGGGTTCCCGCAAGGGCCTGGGGTGCTGGAGTACTAGGTCGCCGGTTCGATTCCGGTCATTCGCGCGTAACAGTTCATTGAGAACTTTATAGCTCCTGACCAGGTCATAGAGCCAGAGGAGAACTCTGGACAGGATCTAAGTGTTCGTTGACAACTGCATCCCCGTGTGCGGTTGGATACCTCTGCTGTGATGCGACTGAACAATGCCTGGTCAGGGCAAACTTAGGTGGGATGCGTCAAGGGGAACTCTTGATCGATATCCGCCCCAAGGACGGCCATAATCCGTATCCAATCCGGTAGCCGTACCTGCGCACCCCACCTACAAAGCTGGCCAGCCCATAGGACTTACTGGTTCGTTCGCCCGACTGGGCTGGTCAGGACAACCTGAGTAGTGCGCCAGGGGATGTATCTGGAGGGGTGGTCCCCAGTGCGCACAACCGCTGCCATGTTGGCCCGAGTGGCAGGGTAATGCAGCACGCAGCCCGGCAGGCTGACCTCATCCACACCTGCCTGAGCGCATCGGGCCTGCGGTTCCATAGCTCAGTGGTAGAGCAGGGGGCTCTTAACCTCCGTGTCCTAGGTTCGAACCCTAGTGGAATCACAAAGACCTTCCCCGGTCTGACCCAGTACACCAAGCCAGAGCCTTGGGGGACTGCACGGTAGCTGACATACCTACGGGTCATGTATGTCGCAAGCTCCGGTAGCCCAAATGGCAGAGGCGTCGCACTCAGACTGCGAAGGTTGGGGGTTCGAATCCCTCGCGGAGTACGCAATAGGTCTCGATGGCGGAACGGTATACGCGCTAGCTTGAGGTGCTAGTCCCAGCGATGGGGTGCAGGTTCGAATCCTGTTCGAGACACGGGCAGATCTTAGTGATCGATATGCCTGGCTGGTAGACCCAGGTGCTCACGTCTACTGCATGGCCTGGTAGCTCAATGGCAGAGCACCACCTTGTCAAGGTGGAAGGTGCGGGTTCAAGTCCCGTCTGGGTCGCGGCGATAGGGGGAAGCTCCCAGGCGAGCTAACCTGGCCCCCTATCCCCCATTCCCTTATAGCTCAGCGGCAGAGCCCTGGATTGTTAATCCGGTGGTCCCTGGTTCGAATCCAGGTGGGGGAGCTGATCCCAGGTCGTCTATTCGGTAGGATGCCAGGCTCTGAACCTGGAGGGTGAGGTTCGAATCCTTACCTGGGAGCTGTGTCTAAAGCATTAAGGTGATGCGCCGGGATGTGGCCCCGGAGAAGACGGATCGTTCCCGTCTAGACACCCTGAGGAGGGTAGGGCCCAAGGTGGGCAAGCGGTCTTGAAAACCGTCCCAGGGCGCAAGTCCTGAGGGTTCGATTCCTTTACTCTCTGCTACGGGACGGAGGAGCCTGGTGGCTCAGCCTGGCTGTAAACCAGGTACTTCGGTATGGCAGGTTCGATACCTGCCCGTCCCACGGTGCGCCAGGGTGGCAGAACGCCTGGCCCATGGAGGTAAGTCTGTCTAGCCTCCGGCCCTGGCCAGTTCAGGGGCGCATAACTGGATAGCCTTGACCGGCACGCAGGTCGCTACTGCGCAAAACTGGCTCACTGCCGGGGTCGGTCAAGGGGAAGGGCCTATAGCTCACTTGGTAGAGCGCCGTCTCGGCATGGCGGAGGCACCCAGTTCGAATCTGGGTAGGTCCACGGGGGAGGGGCGGCTGTTCGATTCGGCCGGATAGGGCTGGTGCCCCTCACCCACCTAGGGTTATGTAGCTCAGCGGCAGAGCGCCTACCCGACACGTAGGTGTGCGCAGGTTCGAGTCCTGCCATGACCACGCAAGTTGCAGTGATCACGCAAGTGCACGAATCCCAGTCGTTCTTGCCGCTCGGCTGGGCCTACGGCCTTTAGCTCAATTGGAAGAGCAGCTGGTCCACACCCAGCAGGTTGGGGGTTCAAGTCCCTCAGGGCCGACGCTAGTCCCCGTAGCTCAGTTGGTAGAGCGCTGGCCTGAAAAGCCGGAGGCACAGGTTCGATTCCTGTCGGAGACACGTCTTCATAGCTCAACGGACAGAGCACCACCCTCCTAAGGTGGTGATCCCGGTTCGAATCCGGGTGGGGACACGGGTGGTGAGGATGCCTGCTTGATTCGAGCTGGCTGCTTGTCGGGGGTCCTCACCTCTCACGCCTCCTTGGCGCAATTGGTAGCGCAGCGCACTTGTAATGCGCCGGTTGTCGGTTCAAGTCCGGCAGGGGGCTCGTGGATAGATTCAAGGTCACCTACGTGGCCAACGGCACCACGTTGACCGATGTTGTCGAGGGCACGGATGGTTCATACCAGCGCAACGACATGAATCTGGTGATCATGTTCGGTGGTGGGGATGGGCGCTTCGTCACGCAGTTCTCCAAGCCTGTCCAGGGTTCCCATGAGCCGGTGCTGACGGTCAGCTACGCCAGGTGCGAGAGGATGACCAGGCACTGGGTGGAACCAGACACCTCTACCAAACTGTCGTAGGTAGCTGATATACAGGACAGGTCACATAAGCCCAGGGAAGGGGAAGCATGACCACCGTCTTCAAGCAACGCAAGATCAACCACGTTGGCTTCGTCATCGACGAGTCCGGCTCCATGAAGAGTCTCCGGAATGACGTCCCGAAGGTCTTCGACGCCCAGATCGCCTGGCTGGCCGAGCTTTCACTCAGCACCAACCAGGAGACCCGCGTCTCCATCTACACCCTGTCCGGCCAAAGGGTCACCTGTGTCCTGTACGACCAGGACGTCCTGCGCCTGGCCAGCCTGGCAGGCCACTACAACCCCGACAACGGCACTCCCCTGGTTCAGGCTGTCGCCCAGGCCATCGATGACCTGAAGCACACCCCTGAGCTGTACGGTGACCACGGCTTCCTGCTGTTCGTCCTCACCGATGGCGATGAGAACACCTCGATCATCCCAGGGGTTCCCGTTGCCCGCTGGGACACCCGCACCAACCAGATCAAGGCCGAGTACCTGTCCAAGCTGCTCGGCGGCCTGGGTGAGAACTGGACCGTGGCCTGCCTGGTGCCGGACGTGCGCAGCAAGCTGATGGCCGAGCAGTTCGGCTTCGCCAAGGGCAACATCGCTATCTGGGACGCCACGTCGGCTCAGGGCCTCAACGACGCTGGTGCCGAGATCAAGGAGGCCACCAGCTCCTACTTCGACCAGCGGGCCCAGGGCACCCGGGGCACCAAGTCCCTGTTCTCCACCGTGCAGGCCAAGTCGGTCAAGCAGGAGGACGTGGACAAGGCCGCCCTGACCCCTGTCGACCCGAACGAGTTCATGATCATCCCGGTGGCGCTGTCGTCGTCATCCAAGCTGGAGATCAAGATCCCGAACAAGTCGGTCACCAAGAAGAACCCGGACGGCATCAAGCACGTCGAGATCCAGCCGTTCATCGAGGAGACCGGACGTACCTACGTCGTCGGCAACGTCTACTACCGACTGACCAAGTCGGAGAAGTACAACTACGGCAAGGGCGTCGCCCTGGTCCACCGCACCACACGCAAGGTCTACCGTGGCCCGGCCTGTGAGGCACTGATCGGCCTGGACGCAAGCACCACCAGGATCAAGCCGCCCGCGATCACCGACGAGTACGAGGTCTACGTCAAGTCGACTTCGTTCAACCGTCAGATCGAGGTCGGCGGCTCGGTCCTGGTGTTCCTCAAGTAGCCCTGGGAGGGGACAAGATGGCAAGCAAGGTCCACCGCGAGAAGGCCACCAGGCAGGTCGCCTGCATGTGTGGTCAGCCGACCTGCGGCGTCGGCAAGGATGCCGGTCAGCTGCGTCAGGCGTTCTTCGCCAAGTTCGGGGAAGGCCCGGACATGCAGGCCGTTGACCGGCGTGTGCGGGCCATGGTGCCTGCGTTCCACGGGCACCTGGGAAGGTAGCGATGGGTAAGTACAGCGAGTACGACAGGGCCAGCCTAAGCTTCGGGTGGCGGCTGGTCCTGTGGATTCTGGCCATTGTGGCCTTCGGGGGCCTGCTCAGCTGGCTCATCCTCGGCGTCAGGGCAGCCACGTCGGAGACCAAAGGCCAGCTGGACAAGACGATCCAGATCAACCAGGGCAAGAACCAGATCCAGTCCCAGGAACTCTTCCAGGATCTGCACGCCAAGATCCTGGAGTATGACGCGGGGATCGACGTCCTCGCGGCCACCTGGAAGGCCAGCCCGACCTCATTCAACAAGACCAACCTTGACGCCCAGGTCCTGAGCTGCATCGGAGCGGTCAACCAGTACAACTCCGAGGCGGGCAAGGTCAGCCGGGGCAAGTGGATGTCTCCCAACCTGCCCTACGAGATCGACCAGACGGACCCGCGCTACGACTGCAAGGAGACCGCTAAGTGATCATGACCAAGAAGGGGTGGGCTACCGCCATCGGCGGGGTTCTCGCCCTCGTACTGCTCGGTGCCGGGTCCTGCGATGAGCCGAACAAGGACGCCAGTGAGCAGGCCAAGCAGGACCGGGCCCAGCAGGCCGCCAGCGTGGTCAAGTGCGGCCAGGCCAAGGAGTCCCTGGAGTGCAAGAACCTCAGGGAGCGGGAGAAGCGCAACTCCGATCCGAACCGCATCGGGTACGTGTACCTGTACAACTTCGACGGTTCGATCAAGGGCTACTTCGCGGTCAAGGGCAAGGTCAGCTCTACGCAGTCCCAGATGGGCCCGACCGATGACGTGATCTACTACGACCGGGGCTCCTACGGCAACTCGGCCACGACGGTCGAGGCCCCGGGTGATGACGGCTCGTACGGACCGAACGAGGAGGGGATCTTCTTCTTCCTGCTCAACGGCGGGACGATGGTGACCTACTCGGGTGAGTACATCCTCACCGACAAGCCCCTGGAGCTTGCGGTGAAGCAGCTGGGCTAGCGCCCTGCCTGATCATGAACTAGGATCACATCAGCCTGAGGCGGGACCGCTCGCCAACGCCGGAACTGAGGCTACCGGCAAGGTCATCTCGCAACCTCCATGCGGTCCCAGATGACCGAGGCCCCTGCTTGTCGGTAGCTTGCAGGGGCCTCACTTACCCACCTAGCTCCAGTGGTTAGAGCGCTTCGCTGATAACGAAGAGGTCCGGGGTTCGAATCCCTGGGTGGGTACGGAAGGGAGCAACACATGTCGGGAAATCCCATGCTCAACAAGCTGGTCAAGGACCTGGGGTGCGGCAACCGTGCCGTCAACGCCCTGGACAAGGCTGGCATCCAAACCATCGGGCAGCTCGTCGAGAACGACGCCTACGACCTGCTGGACATTCGCTGGTTTGGTCAGGACTGCTTGATCCGGGTAACGGACAGCCTGGCCGAGATGGGTTTGGCATTGAAGTCTTCGAATTTCAAGTTCAGGGCTTGACAGGTTTTACATCTTCCACATAAGCTACCTCCGTGGTCGAGAAGTCCACCAAGGACAACCGGCCTGACATCCCTTGGGAAGGGGACAACGCCATGGCGCAAGCCGAACTCACACACCCGGATCTGCCCAACATCAGCGTCTATCTCGTTCGGGTCACCCCGGACCTGGCTGCGCAGATGCTGAAGAACAACAGCCAGGGCCAGCGCACCATCTCTGCCGCTGTCGTGGCTCGCTACGCCGAGGACATGGACACCGAGGACTGGCAGTTCAACGGTGCTCCGATCATGATCAGCAGCGACAACAAGCTGCTGGACGGCCAGCACCGCCTGTCGGCCATCGTCGAGTCCAAGCAGCCCCAGCTCCTGCTGGTCGTCCACGGACTCAACGCCGAGGCCATGTCGACGATCGACGCGAACCGGCCCCGCTCCTACGCCGACATCCTCAAGATCCGCGAGGTGCCCCACCACGCCAACGTCGCTGCCATCACCGGCCGTGTGTGGCACTGGTACCACGGCAACTACGGCACCGGCAAGACCGCCCGCGTGGCCAAGCCGCTGCACCTGGGAGGCTCGCCCTCGCACGCCCAGCGTGACTTCTGGACGAAGAAGATCGAGACCGCCTACGAGATCACCTTCGTGGCCGCAGCGAAGTTCGCCGCGTCGGCCGCCCTGAAGCGCAAGGGCATCACGCTGAGCACCTACGGCCTGGCGTGGATTCTGCTGTCAGGCATCGACAAGGACCTGCGTGAGCAGTTCTTCACCGACCTGCTCAACAACGACATCAACTACATCCGCAGCCAGCAGTGCCAGGCCCTGCACAACCGGCTCAACAACATCCGCGCCAACGAGGAGTTCGACAACGTCGACCAGCTTGACGCGCTGCTGACCACCTACAATGCCTGGGTCAACGGCCACGAGCTGACCAGCATCAAGCCCCCGCGTCCGGTCCGGTGGAACACGCTGGAGATCCCGAAGGACTACAAGGAGATCGACGCGTGAGCCGGGGCGTGAACCTGGGCGAGTGGAAGCTCGCTACCGTCGACGACTTCCGCACCGGCCTGGCCAGTATGCTCAAGTTCCGGCGCATGAACCAGGATGACCTGGGCTGGAAGATGGGCGACGGCAAGACTCGGCGCAACCTGTTCTCGGCGTTCCTTCGAGGCAAGCAGACCGATGTGAAGATGTCGTCGTTCCTGGATGCCATGGACGCCCTGGAGCTTGAGGTGGTTGTCCGGCGCAGGTCCGACAAGGCCGAGCGGGCCAGGGCGGCGCTGAGGGCTGAGCGGGGCATTGAGGCCGAAAGGGCCAAGGCTGAGGCGGAGAGGGCACAGAACGAGGCTGAGGGCCGCGATGAGGCGGGCAAGCTGAAGTTCCTGACACCTGAGGTCAAGGCCGAGGTCGAGGCCACGTTGGAGAAGTACGGCTCGTTCTCCTGACCACCAAAAGCGCAAGGCCCCCGGGAGGCTCGAACTCCTGGGGGCCTTGTTCTATGTGGTGACCAGCCCCATGTCGGAGTGGTCGATCATCTCGTCCGGATCGGTGGCCGACCTTGGCTTTGCCCCACGGGGGTCGGGTGGCTTGTCGACCGCAACAAGCTTCACGTCCTTGATCTTGATGCCACACTTGGTGAGGATCGAGGCGACGGGGTAGATGATCTTCTTCTTGATCGCCCACTGGTCATGGCCGGTGAAGGTCACCCGTAGCAGCATGTCCTCACCCTCAGCCACAGTGTCGACCTTGACCACGTGCTTGTTGTGCTGAGCGAGTCTCTGACCGGCCGCATACATGGCTGTAGCCAGAGCCAGCGGGTCACCAGGCGGCGTAAACCGGTAGACGTATATACGGGTAACCCCGGGCACCTACGCCTCCTCAGAATCGTTCTCAGAGTGTTTGCCCTGGTAATCGGGCTGCGCTGACTTCATGTAGGCCACCGTCCCCACCTGTGCGGCGGCCACTACCAGCACAAACAGGCCGACCCACTTGCGGTCCCATATCTCCAACAGGATCGTGCCACCGGAGATCACTTGGAGACCGGCGAGGATCGACGTCCACAGCCTCATGGGAACCTGATCCCCCCGCGCGGAATGATCAGCTCGGGTCCGTACTCCCCGACGACCGTGGGGTAGATGACCGAACTCGGGGCACACCAGCCGCCTGCTGCCCTCAGCTCCGCTGGCTTGGACAGGTCATCGTGCATCTGCTTCATGACCGCCCAGGCGTCCTCGCGGCGCTGCTGCCCATCGCTCACTTCACCACCGCCAGGACTAGTCCGACAACCAGGGCCAAAGCTGCACCGACCACGCTGAAATAGTACTGGTTGCGCAGGGTGGTGCGCTCCTTGTCCCTGGAGGCCAGCTCAAGCTTGATCTCCTTCTGGCTGGCCTCTAGGCGGGCCATCTCCGTGTCGGCACGGGCCAGTCGGGCGATCAGGGCATCATGCTCAACCGTGTGGACGTCCTTACGAACCATCTGCGACTTGTCCAGACGCCATTCCTCACGGAAGTCCATGAGGTTACGGAAAAGTTCCTTGATGGTCGGGGTGTCGTCTACTTCGATAGGCATGGTCATAGCTCCCATGATCATTGGTATGGGACGCATCGGCAAGCTACGCCCCATACCTGTACGGAATTATCTAGTCCTCAATGCCAGCGTGGTACGAGGACCGACAACGCCGTCCACGTCATCGGGTGTGTGCTTACGCTGGAAAGCACGAACAGCTGAGTCTGTAGCCGGACCGAAGTCCGAGTCCAGAGACAGGCTATATCCATGCCCATTCAGGTATGCCTGCAACTGCTTCACGGGCAACCCCTTGCTACCCAGCTTCAGCGACGGCCAAACGAAAGACTTGTCGACGGGTGACCATCCGGCCTTCGAAGCCTCAGCGGCCTTCGTGTGCTCAATCGATCCGTGAGCATGACCCGAATGGTCATTGGAGCCCGTGTACTTGGCGGGCTTCATCTTCTTGTCGACGTGATAGATGCGCTTGTTGTGGATCACGTAGCGGATCTCGGGATGCAGCATCATCGCGGCCAGGACGGTGGGGATATGCACCCCGTCCTTGTCGATGTCCAGGGCCCTGACCACGCCTGAGGCGGCAGGGTTGTGGTCGCTTGTCCTGGCCTGGTGGGCCTTGTCCCCGATCCAGCCGTCAGATGACTTGTCCCGTCCCGGCCAGCGAGTGTTGATGGCGGTGCGCAGCCTGGCCAGCGAGGGCGCGAGATACGGCTCAGGCATCGTCGTCGTCCTCGGCGTCGTCGCCGATCAGCGACTCGGGATCGTCGTCTTCAGGCCAGCGTGTGATGTCGCGTTCGTCTGCCATGCAAACAGAATAGCCCCGAAAGAACCGGTTATGTCCGATTCATCCGGGGCTATTGCTGTTTGCCTTGCTACTTGTGGACCACCGACTTCGGGTCAGCGGTCAGGGTGTTGAAGTAGCTGGGCGTCGACAGGTAGCCGATGCCGTAGGAGCCCGGGGGATTCCAGTCGGCGTAGACGCTGGCCGCATCCTTCACCCGGTCGGTGATCGTGGTGTCATTCGGGTAGTCGATCATCTTGCCCGGCAGGGTGCCCGTGTAGCCCCAGGAGTGCGGGAGCACGTAGAACCTGCGGTCACTGAACCGGGCAGGCTGCTCGGCGGCCAGGGCTGCGATGGCGTTGCCCACGGCACGGTGGTCGGGGTGGGGCTCCACGGCGCTGATGTAGGTGTGGCCCTTGATCCGCACCACCGAGCCGAGCTGGTTAGCCACAGCCAGGATCGCAGCCTTCGCGCTGGCCGTGGTCACCCCGCCGTCAGGCAGCTCGGCGAAGTGAAGGGCAGCGTTCGGGGCAGTCAGCGCAGCCACGGCCCGGATGGCCTCGGTCTGTCGGGCCATCGCGAAGTCGTTGCGGGTCAGTGTCGGGTAGCCCTGGGCGGCCAGGGTGTTGTTGAGCCCGCCGAGGACGTTGCTGGCCTCGCCATAGGTGAGGATGAGGACGTGGACGTTCTGGCCGGAGTGCTCGGCGATGGAGACGCCCATGGCCAGGGTCTCGTCATCGGGATGCGCGGCCACGAAAAGCACTGGGGTTCCCGACGCCGTTGGGATGGGTGTCGGGCTGGCGGGGGGCTGGCCATCGGGGGGCGAGGCCTGCGCGGGTGCCAGGGTGGCCAGGGCTGCGATGAGTGCCGCAGCTCCCGTGACCATGATGGAGAGCTTGATCTTGCCGGTTGCCATTGCTGTTCCCCTTCCCAGAGGACTAGGCGGTTATCTGGTTAATGTACCTCATGGACATCCACGTTTGATGCTGCACGGCTGTCGAATTCAGGGCACCACCGGAAGTCTGGACGGCAAGCATCTCCACATACTCACCGGCATTCAGGTCATATTCCGAGGCAGCGTGGATGACAGCCGTTCCCGTAGCAGCCGTGTTCGTGGCCTGTTCGGTAACCATGGTCACACCGTTGGCCCGGATCTGGCAGATGCGACGACCGACAGCATTCGCATCGAAACCGACATTGGCCAGGATCAGGTAGCGTCCCGTCAGCGTGGCAGTCAGCCTAGACGGGTTTGCCCCGTTCCACACGCTGCCATTGCCCCACAGTGGCATAGCCAGCGGAATGACCGTAGGAGTGTTGTTGGCCAGCGCCGTCGCCCCCGATCCCCAGGCCTTTCCCTGAGGGGCGACGAATGCCGGTGGGTCAACGAAGTCAGCCGGGTTGATCTTGCCGACGCAGAACCACGACGCCGCATCGGAGGTCAGGGCAGACTGCCCCACCATCCCCACCACATCCCCGACGACCGGGGTATACCAGTCCAGGTAGCCGACCCCGGCGAAGTCGGTGCCCTGGACGTTCACAGTCAGTGGAGTCGCCTGGGAGACGACCCCGATCCGCACCGTCGAAGGTGTAGCCGGGGTCGCCTGGATCTGGGCGACCAGGGGCTGGGTCACGAGATAGGCCGGACGAACAGCCGGGAGTGGAGCAGAACCGTGGTGTTGATGACCTCCAGGGCGTTCTGGGCCCACTGAAGGGTCAGGTTGCCTGTCGTACCCACGGTGACCACGGTGGCGCTCAGGTGGGCTGTCAGGGCGGCACCGGCACCAGCTCCACCGAAGGCAACCGTGGCAGGCAGGCCCACAGCGGCGAACAGGCCGTCACCTGAGGCACCGGCTGATGCCGTCGACAGGCCGATGCCACCCAGCGTGCCAGTCATACCAGCCGGTCCGGCGAAGGTGAACTTGATGTCAGCCGTGGTGCCCGAGATGTAGAAGATCACCGCGTCGACAGCGTAGGTGGTGTTGGCCGCAGGCAGCGGAACGACCAGCTCGGGGTCATTGATCAGGGCCGTGGAGTTGTTGACGTTCGGGGCGCTGGCCGTCTTGAACACCTGGATCGGGGTGACCGGAAGCCACTTCGCGCCCGTGTACCGGTCATACCAGGTGGATGTGTTCAGGATCGACAGCTCGCCCTGGGTCGGCGCAGGGTTGCGCGCAGTCCGGTCGGCCAGGTTCGTGTACCGCTGGACAAGCCGGTTCTCCACATCGGCGATCTGGTCGATGAAAGCCTGCGGATTGTCAGCCCCATCCGTACCGATCGGGATGGTGATCTGCTGGTTGGTGGTATTGGTAGGCATGGTGCCTCCCCCCTTAGGCCTGGCTTACCAGGTAGCCGAAAGTGGTGGTACGGGTGATTAGCGCCCCGGCCCCAGTGGTGAGGACCTGAGCCCTGATGACATCAGCTGGTGCGCAGTTGAAAAGACCGATCACCTGAAGACCTGGGTCAAGGTTGGCGTTGGCTGCCGGTGAGGACATCTTGCGCCTGTAGATGACGGTGCCGTTCTGCGTCAGGGCCAGGGCGACCGAGGTGATCCCCACCCCCGAAAGGTGCTCGGCCCATGAGGAGAACAGGTACCAGCCACGGGTCTGGATGGTGAAAGCGGAGTTGTCCACGGCCAGGTTGACGATGCCGTTGTTGTCGTAGTTCTCCACCTGATAGATCAGGTTGGTGTTGACGTTGGGCGCGGCGATGCCCTGGCTGATGTTGCTGGAAGCCCTAGCTGATGGCCTATTGAGCGCCCTCGACTCAACCAAGCGGGTTGTACTCACCGCATCCTGGATAGCTTCAGCCCAGTCGGCGAAGATATCGCAGTCGATGTTCTCCCCCGCGCATGGATAGGGGATGCCGAAGACTGGTGTCTGCCCAGGCACCTAAACCACCCCGATCTGCGGTGTGTCACCCAGGTATACGACCCACAGCCGGGCCTGGGGGGTGATGGTCAGGTTCGGATTGTTGGCCACGCCGGTACCGAAGAACCGGATGGAAAGGTCCACCGGGTTGGGTGAGGTGAAGTCCCCACCGGGGAAGAACACGGTGCCAGCCGGAAGGACGTTCTCGCCATTACCGGTAAGGCTTTCCAGGGTGGTGTCCTGGAACTGGCCCAGGATGCCGTCACCGGAGATGATTCCAGTGTTCTGGATTGCCTGTAGGACCAGGGACCTGGACTGTCCTGCGGCTGGGGTGGGGTCGGTGAGGTTGCCGTTGCATCCGATGTAGTACCAGCCCCGAAGGTTGGGCAGCGCTGGCGTATTGCCCAGCGGAGTAGTGGGCCAGTTCAGTGAGGTGACACTAGCGCTGGCGAAAGAGATGAACTGCCCATCAGTGAGCGGACCCTGGTTGGGGATAGTCCAGATGGCTACCGGGGCGCGCATGAACGAGTCGTATTCGTCGGTCGCGGCGACCAGTGACGATTCGACCTGCTCGGCGAAGCACTGCATGTAAAGGGCCACGGCGGCCATGTCCGTACCGTCAAGGCAGGGAAGGTTCTGCTGTGGTGTGAATTTCATGCCGTCGACTCCGCTGTCCAGTAGACCGTCATCTCGGCATGGGCAATGGTCAGGACACCCGACAGGGAAGTTCCGGTTGCCTCTACTGTGGCACCGATGTCCAGGGTCGAGTTGGCGGCCAGGAATGCCGGTGTTACCTGGATGGCGTAGGCCATCCGGTTCTGGATCGTGTTCGGCGCTACGGCGATAAGGCTCGTTGTCCACTGGGCAACGGAGTCCGAAAGGACGGTCAGGGGCCTTTGTACGATGCTGGAGGACATTTCGTTGCCGACCGCAGTGCCTGGGGTGCCAGTAACGTAAAGCTCAATCCACCAGATGCCAGGTCGGTTGATCTTCACATAGGCGTTGTCGGCGTCCAGGTTGACCATGTTGTCGTTGTCCAGGACCACCGTGTCCCAGAAGACCTGCTGGGAGGTCGGGATAGTGGCGGTAGTGGTCTGCCCGTTATTCATGGCGACCTTGGCGAACGGAACACCTGATCCCGTTCGCCGCACTGTCGAGTCGAACGAGTTGAGCACGATCTCCATCTGGTCGGCCATGTCGCACCAGACCGTCGAAGGCTCACATACGGTGCCGGTGTTCAGGCACGGCGAGTCGGCGCATTCGAAGAACGGCAGACAGTCGGGGTGGGTGTAGGCGACCACTCACACCACCTCCAAAGGACCCAGGACCAGGGACCTACCCTGAACCCTCATGGGTCCGGACAGATCGAGCGGGATCGTGTAGCTAGATACAACCTGGATGATATCGGACCTTCCGGCCACATTCAGTGAAACAGTGTCACCAAGCTCCAAAGCCGCATCTGGGGTCATCGTCCAAGCCCACGCGTCGACCAGGGAAGACAGCCTGCGCAGGTTGTCCCCAGCCGCGCCCTGGGCAGCTCCCTGGGATGCCGGGGTCTGGAGGCGTAGCAGCTGGTGGCGTCGGCCGAAGTTGCCGAAGATGTAGGTCGGGCTGGTCGGGTTGTCGTCCGAGGCCGTGGCGTAGACGGGATCGTCACCGTTCAGGCGCTCCCCACTGACCGTGAGGGAGTTGTAGACCATGGACCTGGAGCGGGTGGCCGCCCAGGAGGTCACGCTGCCGTCCGGACCGTCTGCGTAGGTGACCACGGGTGGGTTGGGAACGGTCCACGGGTACCTGCGCAGCACGAACGACCCATCGGCCAGGCAGTACCAGAACGCGCCCACGCTGGTGGCCAGCTCGTCCAGGGCCTGCCCTCGGTCAAGCTGCCAGGTGAGCTGCTGGACTGGGATGCCGAACGTGTCGAAGGTGCCGAAGCTGGCCAGCGGGACCGCGTCGGTGATCAGGTTGCGGACCTCTTCTTCGACCAAGATCCCGGCGTCGGAGTTCTGGGGCTTGAGGAACTTGACGTCCAGGACGTCCACGGCCGGGTCGGAGGCGCTGATCGTGCAGGTGCCCTCGGAGGACAGGGACGCTTCCTGGATACGCCCGAGGAAGACGACCCAGGCGTACCGGGTGCCTTCGGCGAACTCGATACCCCGGGTGACCCTGATCATGTTGCCGTACGGGGCCAGCAGGTCGCCCGGCTCGAACGGGTAGTAGGACTCGTCGAAGGTGATGGTGCATGTCCTGGCCACCCTGGAGGTCAGATCGGCGCTCACGTTGCCGCTCAGGTACACGGGATCGGTGGCCAGGACGTTGCGGTTGCCGTCCAGGATCTCGACCAGCAGGTAGGGCTGGTGCGACGTCGCCAGGGCCTGGCGGTACATGGGGTTCAGGCCATCGGGCAGCATCAGGTCCCCTGCTCGATGTCGATCCACGTGTTGCCGACCTCGACCGCGTCCCAGTCGACGAAGTCAGCCTGCACGTCGTCCCAGGTCTGGATACCTGCCGGTCCTGGGCCGCCAGCAGTGGAGGCGCGTCCCCTGATCAGGTCTTCCCAGGTCAGGCCAGAAGCTTCCAGCTCGCCCCAGGTGGTGTAGATGTCGCACAGGTTGTCCATCTGCGATCCGCACGGGCCCTGCATCGGCCCGGCTGGCCGGGCGACCTGGACATGGGGCAGGTCGATGACCCGGACCTGGAACTTGTGGTCGCTGAGCCCCCTGTCGACGTCGATGGTCGAGATCGCCATATACCTGTCGGCGATGCCGTACTCGGGTGGGCCCTGGATCAGGATCGGTGAACCGGCCGCGTTCAGGGTGAGCAGGGCGTCACGGTCAGCGAAGGTACGGGTGACGACCTGGAGTGTGGATGACGCCCCTCGCCTGGCCCGGCTGATCGACATGGGCAGTGCCGCGTTGACCGGGTTGAGCAGCAGTGAGTTCGACGGGTAGGCCTCTGTCGACATGGAGGCGAAGAAGATCCCCGAACCGGGGATGCAGAACTCGCCATCGATGTTGGCCAGGTTGGCCTGGGTGAAGCACAGCGGCATGGCCTGGTCGTTGCACGGCCTGACCGGGTCCTTGAGCCTGAAGATGCCATTGGACGGCATCGTGGATTCGGTGGTCTGGACGGTGACAGGCTCGCAGGGTGGGCAGGCGTCAACAGCCCGGAAGTTATCCGTGGAAAAGATGGGGGCAACGTTGGTTCCGTCACGCCTTGCCAGCGAACCGACCTGCGTTCCGGTTAGGGACGGCTCGGAGTCGACGGCGGTTACCGTCCAGGCATCTGGCTCAATTCCACCTGCTGGCCAGAACTTGGCCCTGAAGTCACTTCCGAACCCCTGGAAACGTACCGACATTTCACTATTTGGAGCGTAGCCGCTGAAGCCAGTAATGAGCGTTCCGATGACAGTTCCGACTCCGCCGACGAACTTGGCCATGAAGACTGAGGTGACTCCTGTTGTCTCCCAGTTGACGCAGGCCTGATAGGTGTTGTTTTCGTCGGTGAATCGACCACACAGGCGCGACGTATTCGACAGGGTAAGTGCCGTCTGGTCGGTGGAGAGATCGCCATAGATGTCGAAGTCGGAGGTACCAAGATCAACGGTAGCCACACGGACTGCGCCGGTAGTGCATGTCAGGCGTCCCTTGCCGCCGTTGACGTCGTAGTCGCCTGGGACTGTTCCACCGGCCAGGGCGTAGGCCAGTGGGGAAAGGATGCCCGTCTCTGTCGATCCCCACGAGTTGACCAGGGTCCGGTTGAATCCGTCGAAGAACAGGGTTTCTGCGGCCGATGGGATGCACGGTGCCCCGAGGCCTTCGGTGATGTAGTAGACCGGTGTGTCCAATGGGACTTCGGTGTCCCAGAAGACGCCGTGTCCGCAGGACAGTTCGAGGTAGTCCCCGGTGAAGCACACGTAGGGCCGAAGCGGGACACATTCGCCTGTCTCGGCGTTGACGCGAAGGACCCGGGCCGCTGTCACCGATGGGGTGTCGGACCAGTTGACTTCAACCCTGTTGTAGGTGCGGAAGGGGTCGGGGAAGCTGGTGATGATGGGCATCAGTTGCTCCGGCTTCCGTAGGCGAGGCTACGTGCTGTGACGGCCATTGACTGGTCAACCCTGGCATCAATGTACGCGTCGATCTGCCTGTTGCCGATGTACACGTTGATGTTCGGGCTGAGCATGGATGTCAGCCCGGCTTCGTTGAGAACTTCAGCAGCCCGGCCTGGGTTGGTGAGCGGGATGACGGCCTCAGGTCCGGCCTCGCCGATGAGTGCATTGGTAGGCCCGGTGACGATGCCGCCCCGGGCGAACTTCTGCTGGCCTCCAGGCCCGCGTGGGTTGAAGTTCGGGTTGATCAGGCCCTGGAGGTAGATGGCATCCCTGAGGGCTTCGTTGAACGCTTCGAGCCTGGTCAGGCTGGAGCTGGTGATGCCGGACTGCTTCGGGGCTGGGATCTTCAGCAGAGCACCGATGATCTTGTCGACCTCGGCACGGGACAGGCCCATCTGCTTGGCCAGCGCATAGACCTCGCGAGTCTGGGCATTGAACGCCGAGTTGGCCGCATTGGTGTCACCGGTCAGCTGGATCGTGTCATCGCGGGTCTTCAGGATCGTCTGAGCCAGATCCAGCAGAACCTTCGCATTGTCCCGACCGGCCTGGTTGTTCAAGTTCAGGGTGTCGTGGTTCTTCTTAAGCGACTCGGAAAGGTCATCGATGCCCTGCTCGAAAGCGATCTGGTTGGACACCTGCGCCACGGTCAGCTTCGTCAGCAGGGCGATCTGGGCGTTCAGCTCCTCGATCGCCTGAGTCTCAGCCTCGGTGGGCAGCAGCGTGCCCTCAATGGCCTCACCGAAGAAGCCGACCTCATCGCCTGCGATCTCGAAGTTCTCGGCCAGCTTCAGAATCTCGTCGTTGGTCTGGAGGTCGATGAACTGAAGCTCGGAGATGTCCTTGAGGATGCCGAACAGATCCAGGCCGACATCGACCAGGAAGGTGACCACCTCAATGGTGTCCTCGACTGCGATAAGGATGTCGTAGAAGGCATCCGGCGCATTCGGGTTGTTGAGGATCGTGTCGAAGAAGTCGCCGACAGCCACGCCGATCTGGCGCAGGCCGACCTGGAGCGGGACGAAGAACTCGTCGATACCGGCCAGGCCGTTGTTGATGCCCGGTAGGGCTTCCTCGACCAGGCCGAGCAGGGCGTCGGTGAGGGGCACGACAGCCTTGGCGGCGCGGGCCAGGACGGTGCCGATGATCGGGTCGAGTTCCCTGACGCGCCGGTCGATCAGATCCAGGGCGTTGATGAAGTTGCGGGCGATGTACTGGGAGCCGTTGAGCACGGTGGTGCGGACGCTAGAGATGGTCCGGTCGAAGGCGTCCCTGACCTCTTCGAACTGGGACGCGGCTAGGACACCGATGACACCGAGCCCGGCCAGGGTGATTCCGGCGACGATCGCGGCACCGAGGGCGGCACCGAGGCTCAGGGCGACGGGGGCCAGGGCGACCAGGACGGCACCGAGGGCGATCTTCAGCTCGGCTGGCAGTCCGGACAGGCCGTCGTCGATCGTGTCGATGATGCCCTTGGTCAGCTTGCCGAAGATCGTGTCGGTTCCGCCTACGGCATCCTCGACACCCTTGGTGACCTTGCTACGGTTGCGCCTGATGCCGTTTCCGGCCTCTTCCGATACCGACTCACCAACCCGTCGCGCAGAGACCCTGACGTCCTTCTCAGACGCCGCGACGATGGCGTCCAGCTGCCGACCAAGCTCACGGGCAAACGGAGCCGTGTCCGCATGCACCTCGATGAAAGCTTTGCCCAGCGCCATAGGATCATCTTACGGCTTTGGTCCGTTTTTCCTACCTCATGACCGCATTCATGGCGTTAAGGAACGCTTGCTCCTCGGCGTCGAAGTCGATCGCAGCCTCAGTGCCCTTGGGTGGGGTCTCAATCCGGGTGACCCAGGAGGCCTTCTTCTTCGGATCGATATGAGACATGGTCTTGCTCCACACCTCATCAAGCCACCCGGCCAGGGACATGCCGGTAGCGCCATTGACGTGGACAACCGACCAGGCGTCCTTGACTGAGGCGAGCAGGTTCATCACCACATACCAGGGCCTGTCAGCTGCCGTCGAGATGGCTTCCTGGCCCAGCTTGGCGATGTCGGCGCTGGTAACCCGGCCTTCCCACAGGGCCTCTTCGACGTGGGATACCGCGTCCGTACCGGCCAGCAGGGGAAATATCTCGTAGGCGTCAGGACTCGGGCCGTCGAGTAGGACGATCCACTCCACCGCGTCCATGGCCGGGATGGTGTATGCCGCGTCTTCGAATACGACAGTCAAAGGGCATGGGCGCAGGTGGAGTAGGAGATCACTTGCGCTGGACACGGACAGGGCTCGCCTTGCCCTTGGCCTTCTCGATCGCCTTGTCCTCGGATGCCTCGGCGTTGGCGTTGACCTTGGTCAGGATGGCGGCCAGCACAGTCGAGTGGTCGATCTTGCCGGTCAGGTACAGGTCGAAGACGATGTCCCGGTCGGCCTCGTTGATCAGGGACTCAAGCAGCGTGCCGATCCGGTTGATCTGGGTCTGCCAGAACTCCGTCTTGTCGTCGTCAGTCGATGACCTGATAGTGCGGCCGATCCTGACCATGGCCTCAAGCTGACCCTGGGTCGGCGGAGTGAACCCGACGACCCGGCCAGCGAGGATGATCGTGTTGTCCGTATCAGTCATATGTTCATGCTAGCGGGTAACTATAACTTTGAACCCAAAACGTGGCGCTTCGGTCAAAAGTGCCTGAACCATGTAGGGCTGAGGTGCCGTACCCGGATGGTTGACCACAGGCAGCCTGACCCGCTTACCGGCCTTGCGCCAGTAGAACACCAGATAGTCGGCCCGCTTGGGCGTGATGGTCCTGGCTGGCTGGCCCTCATGAACCGAGTAGGCGTAGATCAGCGAAGAACCCGAGATGCCCCGCACATCCGTACCGATCACCTGCACCGACCAGTCGATCGACTGCTTCAGCCTGCCCGTCGAATACGGGCCGCCCGGGGCATTGCGGCGAGCCTTGTTATTGACAGCCCTGGTGCAGGCGCGGACTTCTTTAGTCGCCAGCTCCAGAGCCAGTGCCTTCGCTGCCCCCGACTTCAGATCCACCCGGCTCGCCATCGGCCCATCCCTTCTTGCGACGCTGGGCGGCTGTCAGCTTCTTACGCCCTGAAGGCAGCGGATCGACATAAGGCACCAGCAGGCCTGCCTTGACGGCCATCCGACCTGTCACGCCAAGCTGGGCACTGGTATAGATCCGACCCCTGGCGAACTTGCCCACATGGCTAACCGCAATCCAGCTCTGCACCGTCATCCTCGCAATCGACGCAAGTCTCCAGGATGCCCATCTGGGCCACACCTGAACCGGTCATACCGATTAGTGGAAACCTTACCCCGGATGGCCTAAGGCAGCGGTTGCACCAGATCCCCACCTCCGCCTTGTCGACGTCGGCGGTCAAGGTGATGGAGAACTCGCGAATCCAGTCGGTCATCAGCAGCACTCCGAATTGATGATCTGGACACTGACCTGCCAGGTGCCACCTGCACAGCCTCCCGTAGTCGGCAGTGGCACCCATGAGCCCAAGGCGATAGAGCCCGGGTCGAGTTGGTTGAACAGGCAGCAGAAGGCCTGCCTCATCGCCTTGGCATCCCTCATGATGTTGACCTGGAGTTCGGTCCATTCCTCGCAGGTGGGGATGGTGGAGATGCCACCTGTGGGAGCACAGCGCATAACACCCAGCTCGAACACGGCACCCCAGCCCATGGGCCCGCAGCCGTTCCAGACGGTCAGGGTGTCCGGGGTGGGGAAGTCGGTGGCTGAGCTGAAAATGTCGGCGACCCGCAGCCAGGCCAGCCCTGAGCAGCACAGGTCCTGGTATTCGGAGGCGTCCATGGACGCGGCTTCGCCTACCCGGAAGCAGCACTCTGACGGCCTGGTGCCGCCCTCAAGCATGGTCGGTTGGCCGTGCTCGGTGATCAGGGCGGCACAGAAGCAGTCCAGCAGTTCCTGGGCCAGCGGCTGGATCATGGTGTCAGCCACGGCTCACCTTTTCTTTGACTGCTTCAAGGTCGATGGCATCGGTCCAATCCTCTACGACTACGGCGTTGTATGACTTAAGCGTCTGATCGACGGCCCACTTACCATCTTTGGCCACCGCGCGCTCATAAAGCCACTTCGGGATAAGGATTGGCTGGGTCATGGTGTGGTTACCTGCCTGGTGACGGGAAGGTCTGGACTCCACACCCGCATGGGCCTGGCCAGCCCGGCTGGGTTGTAGGCCTTGATGATCTGGTCCACCTCGGGGATGCCGGTGAACATGTTGGCGATCAGGTAGTCGATGTTCTGGAAGGTCAGCTGGACGCCCTGGCGGGCGATGGTGGATAGCCTTCCGGGCAGCCTGCATGACTGGCCAGCGCAGGCCTTGGCGAACTCACACGCCAGGGTCGCCGCAGCCTCCAGTAGGGCTGCCGGGACTGGTTCACCGCGCAGGTAGGTGACGACCAGGGTGTTGTCGTTGAAGATGCCCAGGCCCGCATCGACGTTGTAGTTCTGGCACTCAGTCCAGTGGCCCCCATCGGTGCGGACAAGCCACTTCGAGTCATCGACCCGGTAGGCGGACGGGTCGACCAGGAAGCCGTCCTGGATCACCGAGGTGACTCCCGTTACCGGACCAGGCAGATAGACCTGCTGGTCAGGTTCACAGGTGCAGCATCCGGGCCCACCACCGAGGGAGCCGCAGCCGCAGAAGCAGTTACGCCAAACGCCGTTGAGAACATATGGCAGGTATGGGCCGAATAGGCCATCGTTCCAGAACCAGCCGAGCGTTCCTGAATTGCACCAGCGGCCACATGGCCTGACTGTCTGTGGGCACTGACCGAACTGCTTGCCGGTGGCAGCCCAAAGGACTGTCGTGGCGTAGTTCAGGGCCCTTGCCTGTGCGGCTGGGTCCAAGGTGTCCCAGCATTCGCAGCAGTCGTTGAACTGAATGTCCCACGCGCAGGGCCCAGTCGCCACGATCCACCTCCTTGACGCTATGTCTGATTTACCATGATATGGCAAAGGAGGTCCCAAATGGCCCTGACAACCGTGACCCTGCACGGGCAGATCCTGGAGTTGGACGGCCTGACCCCGGCCGTGGGGGCGGTGACCTTCAAGACCTTGATCGAGTTGAATGACATCGTCGACAACGTCACCTACCAGCCCAGCACATTCGTGGTGACACTGGACGTCAACGGCGAGTTCACGATCGTCCTGCCAGCCACCGACAATCCGGACATCGTTCCGCTGAACTGGGTCTACCAGGCGTTCGTGTCCACGGCCACCTGGCGCGAGACGATCTACTTCCAGCTGCCCTTCGCCCCGGGCACCACGGAGTTCGCTGACCTGGAGCGCCTGGACTACGACCCGTGCGCCCAGGTTGTGGGTGGAACACCCGAGCCCCCCGACAATCCGAACCTGTTCGTCCTCAAGTCCGGCGACACCATGACCGGCAACCTGATCATCAACGCGAACCTTCAGGTCAGCGGCTCGGCCGGAGTTACCTACGGGAACACAACCCTGAACATCGGCCAGATCCTGGCTATGAACGCCTCCACCTGTGTTCTATCTGGCGGGGAGCTGATCCCGAACGCCGACCCGACGAAGATCGACATCACGGCCATGACTGGCCTGATCGTCGACTGGGATTCGGTCAGCCCCGTCACCGGCACCAATCCGAACCTGACCTACGTCACCTGGCCAGGCGTTGTTGGACTCACCCCGACCTTCGCGCCCATCACCTGGTACCTGGTCAACTCGGCCGGTGCCCTGGTGCAGATGGCCAACCAGCCAACCCCGGCACAGCGACGCCAGAACGTTGTTCTTGGACTCACCCTCACTCAGGGTGGCATCATCCTCGTCGACCAGACACTGCCCACCATTCCATCGCAGCTCAACAACCAGCTCGCGGACCTGATGGACTCCCTCGGGCCATTCATCGACGCCGGATGCGTCATGACACCCAACGGAGTCAACCTGTCCTGGAACCTCAGCCAGGGCGACACATTCACGCGCGCCTTCTCGCAGGTGCCTGACTACGAAGACCCACACAACGCGGTCATCGCCGGGCAGACACCCGTACAGTTCCGGCACATCACCCGGCTCACCGGTTCCGCAGGTCCACTGACAAACCTGCTCAATGTCGGCTTCTACGACAACGGCGGTGTCGTCACCCCGGTCGGTGGTGGAGCTAATACCTCAACAAACTTCCGGGTCTGGGGCTTCGCCAACAACACGGTCAACGAACAGATCCTTGTCCAGTACGGGCAGAACACCTACGCCTCCCTGACTGCGGCAATCAACGGCCTCGGCTCAGGCAACTACATCCCACAGCCCGCCACGGCCCTTGGCGCACTCATCGGATGGATCTCAGTGACCAGGACCGCGACCAACCTGTCCGACCCGACCCAGTGCGTGTTCACCAAGTCCCCGAAGTTCCCTACCCCATAGGAGCACCATGGCAAGCAATGAAGGCCACATCCATTGGTCCGGGGGAAATGACGAGACCGTCAACTATCTCGGCCAGGAACTGCGGATGCAGGTCAACGAGAACCCGGGCGACCCGATCGGTGCCCTGCACATCCACGCGGATGGCTTCGTAGGCGAGCCGCTGTTCCTTCCCAACTCGAATTCCTCATCGCCGGTATGGACGGCAGTGCCCGGGACTGCCCCGGTCCTGGAAGTGCGCCAGGATGGGCATTATCCGCAGAACTACATCCGCATTCGACAGGCATAACCTGCCACAATAAGCAAAGAACCCCAGGCCGCCACCTGGGGTTCGCTTATTGCTTCAGATCACGGGACGACGAAGGTGGCGAAAGCGATGTCGGTCGTGACCGAGGCGTCGCGGACGCTGACCGTGTAGACGCCCGAAAGCGGGTAGGTGTGGTTCGAGGTACCGGACTCGGCCGCACCCAGTGTGGATGTGCCGTCGCCCCAGAAGATGTCCACGACACCAGCGGCGGCCACGTTGGCGTAGGCCAGTGTGGTAGCCAGCGGGTTGCCACCGACGTTGGTGGTCAGGGACGAGATCGTCGGCTGGGCAGCCGAGCTTGGGCACGTGTTGGCGTTCTGCTGCACGGCCACGTTGGCGTTGGAGACGTTGTAGAAGATGTTCGTCCCCGCCACGTAGCCCGCGACCAGGTCAGTTCCGCCCCTGCGCAGGACCAGCGAACCAGCTCCGAAAGCCTCCTCGGGGATGACGATCGAGGTGACGTTCGAGTTCGAAGAGGTCCGCACGCGTGGACGGTTGGCAGCGGCGACCCAGCACAGGACACGCTGAGCCATCGCCTTGAGCTGGGCGTAGTTGTTAGCGGTGATGGTCAGTGAACCACCGGCCATGATCAGCCTCCTTAGGCGACGACGACGTTTTCAGCGAAGTAGGCACCCGAGCTGATGTTGCCCGGGTAAAGCGAGATGTCGTAGCTGCCCGCCAGCGCGTAGACATGGGTGATCGGACCGGCCGTGAACTCCTCAAGTGGGGTCAGGTCGCCCCAGTCGACGAACACGGGGTAGTCCACGCCGGACGGCAGGGTCGCTGTCACGGTCAGGACACCCGTGTCTGAGGCCGTCAGGGCCAGTGGCAGCGCAAGGCAGCCACACGAGGCCACAGGAGGCTCCAGAGTCGTCCAGATCCACTCCTCGTGGTCGTTGGCACCGACGATCTGGTAGAAGGGCAGCGGGTCACCCAGGGTCGCCACGGCGGCCGACTCCTGAACGGTGTAGGGCCCGACACCCCACGGGCTGCCCTTCTGCGTCCTGGCGGTCAGGACGAAGTCAGCGGCACCGTTCTCCAGGGTGATGTCGCCTACCGTTCCCTCGATCATCCAAGGGAAGAGCAGGTAGCCGAACCGGGTCTCCCCGACTCCGCAGGCCGCCCCGGTGGTCCTTGTCCAGACCTCGATGGCGACGTTGACCAGCGCGGCTGAGCCCTCGGTGACGCGGAAGCCGATCACGTTAGGCGGGGTGGCGTCGTCGGAAAGGACTTCCTCACCGGCAACGAGGTTGACCAGGTGTGGATCGACGTTGCACATCGTCATCGTGACGTTGATCCACTTGAGGATAGGCGGGTCGGTCTCCGTCACACAGAAGACGCCGTCGCCATTCTTCTTGAAGAAATCCTCACGGTCCTCGTATTCGCGAGCGATCTCAACCGTGATAGTGCCATCGGTGACGACAGTGGAGCAGTCGCCCTCGACGACATTGCCACACTCATCCAGCCTTGTAGCGCGAAGCTTCGGGACCTTGAACGGGGTGGCGCAAATGGTAGGCATCAGTCACCTTCCTTCGCAGGCTGGGCCTTGCGGGGGCGGCCAGGGCGACGACGCTGAACCTCTTCAGAAGGCTCCTCATCTTCGACCACGGCATCCACCGCGAGGTACTTGGCATACAGGTCCTCAGGCACGATGAAAGCCAGCCCGTTGTCGTAGCTGGTCCTCACCTGCATGACGTCATCGGCTAGGGCCAGAAGCCGCTGGGCGACCTGCTTCTCCTGCCCGTGCGCGGGGTAAATCTCCGCCATAGCTACGCCACCACCAGAGTTGTCAGAGTCGCGAAAGCGCCGCACTCGTAGGTGACGACGTACTCGCGCTCACGGAACGCATTGACCTGGTTAGTCGACCGGTTGATAGCCGCGTCGAATGGGGTGTAGAACACCTCAGACTCCGGGGTCCTCCAGATCGACACCTGGCCCGTGATGTAGATCCACGCCGCACCGGCACCTGGGGCTACGCCGACCGGCGAGCTTCCCGAGTAGTTGCCGAACACGACAGCTGATCCGGCTGGGGTGCGCCAGATGCCTGCGGAGTCCTTCTCGATCAGGTGGTTGGCGGCCAGCCACGGTCCGGCGAAGTACGGCACGTGGATCACGCCGACCAGGCCGTAGGTGGAGTAAAGGGCCTCTTCGAGCAGGCCAATGGCCGTCACCGGGTCAGCTGAGGCGGCCAGGGCCGTGGCTGCTGGTGTGGAGTTGGACAGGCTCGGGTTGATGCCGCACAGGCCGTCTGAGAAGGTCAGCTCAACCGCAGCCTGCTCACCCGCGATGGCCTTCTCGCGCAGGAAGTTGCGCATCCTGGCTTCGGTCATCGACGGAAGGCCACAGGTCAGGTCGGTGACCACCACGAACGGGTCACCGGTGATGATGTTGTACTCATCGTCGATGACCTTGGTGCCGAGCGTATCGATGCAATTGGTCTCAAAGCAGTACGGAATGCCGCAGACGTGAGTCTCGTACTCCAGACCACCCTGGCGTGCATGGATGGGCAGGTTGTCCGACATGGCCCCCATGGCTGTTACGACCTTGAAAAGGCCATAGCTGGGGGTTAGCGACCCTGGCCTGTTGACCAGTACGCGCATGTTGGGAAGGACTGCCATCTCACACCTCCTTTAAGGGTTCGAATCGGCTAACAAGAAGGGGCCCAGGCCTGAGTGGCCCAGGCCCCTGACTTGCTAATCCGATTACGGGGTGATGTCCGTGCAAGCCACGGTCTGGAGAGCTGAAGTCGCACCGCTCGGGCAGATGTTCACGGTGTAGACACGGCTCAGCGGGCACATGCGCATTGGCTTGAAGCCATCCTCCAGGAACAGCTGCGTAACCAAGTTTTGCGGCAGGTTCACGCTGTCGTAAATGGACTCAAGCCGGATAACGTCCAGCCTGGCCAGGACCCACGTACCGGCCGGGTAGGCGAGGAACTGAACCTGCTTAGGAGTGACCAGGGCAGGCAGGGTGGTGATAGGCGTGTCCGCGCCAGGTCCGGTCACCACTCCAGAGAACGAGTCCTGCCAGTCGTAGACGAACTGGACTCGCGCACCACGCATGGTGAACCAAGAGCTGATCTGGCTGTCGGTGAGGCCGACTCCGTCGAATCCGTTACGGCGCGAGAAGTCCTGGCGCATCATCGAAAGAATCCAGAACGGGAGGACGATCTCGATGGTGTTCGAGAAGTCCAGGCGCAGGCGGTAGCGGATGTCGACGATCGCCATCTCGACAATGCCCAGCAGGTTGCTGATGAGCGAGTTGTCGGTAGCCCACGGGTCAACCGTGGACGGGGCGACCGCGACCGAGCCAGCCACGATCTGGGCGATGACCGAGCGGTTCACGAAGTGCGCGAACGTGGCCAGGGCACCGCGAACGAAGGTCTCGACGAACTCCGGGTATGCGCGATTCTGGAGAATAGACCCAGTCAGGCACAGAACGGACACATCGAGGCGATCGTCCACAAATGGAGGACACGGGATTTCGACGCATGTCTTTGTGACATCCGCGATGACCTGGGCCTCAGTCAGAATGTTGAAGCCGACGCCGGTACCGAAGATCGAGTCGAACTCGATGCCCTGGTTGTGCCGGATTCCACCCCTTCGGGCGATAACCTCGGGGCCGGACCACATACCGTCCGAACCGATCTGAAGGCAGGTGCCATACAGGGTCTCGGAAGGCGCGCACCATCCGTTGGCGGCGACCAGGGAGCCACCCTCAAGGCGTGACTCGTCGGCGGCGCGGACCAGGACCTGGTGCTGCTCGGCCTCGCCCATGCCCTCGGTGATCGTGAACTCCGGACCGTAGTCACGGCGGATCTCAGCGATCGGGTGCTGGAGTGGACGCTGTGAGCTGCCCGGGGCTGGGTAGGAACGGGTCCTGGCCGAGAAGGCCTGGGCGAAGTCCTTCCAGCTGGTCAGGGTTGAGCCGTCCGAAACGCCTGGGATGTTGTTCGCGGCGACCAGGGTGTGCTGCTCGCCCATGAAGCCTGAGGCGTTGGTGGGGATGATGTCTCCGACCAGCGGGGCGGTGGCTGAGACGGCCACGGCGGCCTGCTCCACACGCTGGGCTGGGGTGACCTCGGGGGCTGAGGCGGCTACGACGGTCTCGGTGACCTCGAATGCCTCGGCTGGGATCTCGATGACCTGGGGGACGACGTGGCCGTCCGGGTTGCGCCCGACTGCCTGGGCCATGGCGAAGGCCTGCTCGAACGCTGACGGGTCAGCGGCCTCAAGCTGGGCGACCTTGTCCTGACGCTTCTTGATCTCGGCGACGGCCTCGACTCCGAAGGCGTGCAGCTCGGCGATGCGGGCTGCCTGCTCATCGGTGGCGTTGGCGAAGTCGGTGATCGAGTTGCGCAGCTCGGTCAGCTCATTGGTGGCGACACGAAGCAGGTCCTGGAGCCCGGCGACGCTGAACTGTGTCAGGTCGGTGGGGATAGTGAACATCGCTGATTACCCTCCCTGGGGCATCGCAGGTGGACGTGGGTCTTACGCGCGTAGTGGTGCAGCGCTCCCTGGTTCACCCGGCCCGCAGCCAGCGATGATCAGCTCGCAGTTCGATAATAACGCCTATGTCCGTTTTTGCAACTTTTGCCCGGAAGGTCGCTTGAAGTTTCCCCGACTACCGGGTTGCACATCCTGAACATGTGTGACTAGAGTGGTCTTCGTCAGGTCGGCGAGTGGGACATAGACCACGCATCGGCCTGGCATCCATGGGTCAAGTGGGACGGACCTGGCCTCCAAAGCCGGGAAAGACTGGGGTTCGACTCCTCAGGGACCTGCTAGGCTTCCAAACGTGGCTACTGGTGGAAGTCAGTACGAACGTAATGGAAGAACGCACTACGAGCGCAACAAAGATGCCTACTTGGCAGGCGTGCGGGAGCGACGAGAGCGCAACCGTGCATATGTCAACGGAATCAAGGGGCGAGACGGGTGCAAAGACTGTGGAATATCGGATTATCGGGTTCTGGATTTCGATCATCTTCCAGATTTCGAAAAACGACACCACGTCAGTTTCATGGTCCTGAACGGATTTTCGCTCAGCTCCATTGACGCGGAGATAGCCAAGTGCGAACTGGTTTGCGCCAACTGCCATAGGATCAGAACGCATGAAAGACTTAGAACTGAATAGGTAGCCCGGTGCGAAGCTGAGGAGTTCTTCTCCTTACAAGAGGGTTTGGTCGAAAGACTGACGCAGGTTCGAATCCTGCTGCCAGCTCAGCTGGTATGGCGGAGTGGCCTAACGCGCCTACGAAAGCCTCGGCGACTTTTACTCGGGCCACCTAACAACTTGAGAATTACATAGTGGCACCAGGTGCGATAGAGCCGGTTTCTTCTCACTGTTAATGAGGTGGTTGCAGGTTCGAGTCCTGTCCCCGGCTCCATGCCGGGGTAGCTCAACGGCAGAGCACTTACGTTTCCGGATCGACCTTTTACTCTGGTGCCACACAAGCCTTCATGGTCCAACGGACATGACGACGGCCTACGAAGCCGTAGATCCAGGTTCGATTCCTGGTGGAGGCACGTTACATAACTTGATAGCGGCCAGGTGCGCAGACGACCGATACTTCCCCCTACCACCAATCAGGGGGGTAGCTCAGTGGTAGAGCACCGGAGGCAAATCCGGAGGTCGGAGGTTCGAATCCTCTCCCCGTTTCGGTAGTCGACTTTTACTCTGGCCCACTAACACAACTTCATATCCCCAGGTGCGCTCGTTTTCGGGTACTTCACAAGTTCGATTCTTGTACCCCCCTCTCATGGGGGGTTGCCCATGGCGGGCAAGTTGGCCTCATAAGCCAATACCCCCGACGACACCTTTAACTCTGGGGATCTAAAGCATCGATGCCCGGTGCGAAGGCGAAGTACGGCTACTTCTTTTGGTGAAACTATGCCGTCGACAGCCGAACTTATCCTCGGGCATCACACTTTGATCCCCGCCGTCCTCAGGGACTGGCGGGGTTTTCTATTGGGGAGGGTTGGGATGACGCACAAGGCAATCATGGCACCGTTCTGGTCCAGCATTCTGATCTGCGACAGGCCAGCATGTGACGGGGCCTTCGGCACGATCAAGGAGAACGCTGACGACGTGCGGCAGGAGGCTGCATTCAAGCGTGGCTGGACCTATGACGCCGAGTCCGACACCGATCAGTGCCCGAACCACCAGGAGGAGGAGTAGACCATGGCCAAGCTCAACACCAAGCGCACAGCGCAGCCACCCAAGTCACCGGGTGTCATCCACACCGAGGCCAAGCCGAGCCTGGCTACAGGCAACGGTGCCCCCGGCTTTGCCCGCGACGCCAAGTCTGACCTGTTCCTGCTGGCGACCGGCTCCATGTTCGGGGAGAAGAAGTTCTACACCAAGACTGAGGACGAGTCGGCCCGGTTCGCCAGCCTGGTCCGTTCGGTCACCCAGGCCGACCCGGCGTGGATGCTGAACTTCATCACCTGGCTTCGGGCTGAGGGCAACATGCGCACCTCAGCTGTGGTCGCCTCGGTGGAGGCGTCCTGCATCGCCAAGGACTTCAAGCTGACCCAGCCGCCCAACGGCATCGGCCTGGCCCGTCAGCTTGCTCAGGCCGGTATCGGCCGCGTGGATGAGCTGGGCGAGGCCCTGGCCTACTGGGTCAGCTCGCGTGGCAACAAGCGCTTCCCGAAGCCACTGAAGCGTGGCCTGGCCGATGCTGCCCTGCGCCTGGTCAACGAGTACTCCGCCATGAAGTACAAGGGTGACGGCAAGGCTTGGTCGCTGGGCCAGGTCCTCAACGTGGTCCACCCGTCGACCAAGATGTCCTGGCAGTCTGACCTGTTCGGCTACCTGGTCGCCCGGGAGTATGGCGAGGTCGAGATCCCGGCCAGCCTACGCAAGATGAACATCCGCGCCTCACTGATGAAGATGCCAGTATTTGAGCGCCGCCAGCTGATGAACACTGCGGCGGTTAACATGCTGCTCCGCGATGCGGGCATGACCTGGGAGCAGCTGGCCGGTTGGCTCCAGGGCCCCATGGACGCCCAGGCCTGGGAGGCGATCATCCCGAACATGGGCTACATGGCCCTGCTCAGGAACCTGCGCAACATGGACGAGGCAGGGGTCAGCAACGAGGTGGCCCAGCAGATCGCCTCCAGGCTGTCCGACCCTGAGCAGGTCGCCCGGTCCAAGCAGTTCCCGTTCAGGTTCCTGGCCGCGCTGAGGGCCACCTCGAACCTGCGCTGGGCTTCGGCGCTGTCGGCGGCGCTGTCCCACTCGCTGACCAACATCCCGGAGCTGCCTGGTCGCACCCTGGTCATGGTGGACACGTCGGGCTCCATGGCCGCACCATTCTCCGAGCACTCGGAGATGAAGATGTGGGATGCGGCTGCGCTGTTCGGTATCGCCCTGGCCCTGCGCAACCCCGGTACGGATGTGGTGTCGTACTCGAACACGGGCAAGGTGTTCCAGGTTCGCAAGGGCGCTGACGTCCTGGGTGAGCTGGACCGCTGGGGCAAGGAGGGCTACAACATCGGCCACGGCACGAACACCTGGGGTGTCCTCCAGGCCGCCTATAAGGCCCATGACCGGGTTGTCATCCTCACCGATGAGCAGGCCGACCCGAGCGGCTACACCCCGAACAAGATCATGCCTGCCGACAAGCACCTGTTCACGTTCAACCTGGCTGGCTACCGGGCAGCACACGCAAGTACTTCCAAGTACCGGCACGCCTTCGGTGGCCTGACCGACGCGTGCTTCCCGCTGATCGCCCAGATTGAGCAGGGTGTCGCGGGCATGTGGCCCTGGGAGACCCAGGGATGATCAGCTGGTGGAGGATGCGCAGGATGCGCAAAGGGTGCTTCCACCATGACTGGGCCACTGGGACTTCGTGGATCAGGTCGCAGTTGATCGAGACTGGGATGAGGAAGATGTTCTGGTGCCAGCACTGCCAGCAGACGTGGTTCTACTGATGGGCAAACGTGACTACTACGACCCGATGACGATGGACGTCAAGTCCATCCCCGAGCTGTTCGACGAGTGCCGGGCGGTTGTCTTTTCGAAGCTGCCCGGCACCAACAAGTTCGTCGCGGCGACCTGGGCTGCCCTGGTGGAAGCGAACCAGATGTACCAGTTCGCCCATGGGGTGATCACCAAGGACGGCAGCGATGAGGTGTCGGAGCGCTTCGTGACGACACACTATGGCCAGCATTATGCGACTGCCATGATTATCCGCAAAATCGCTGATGCCCTGGGTGTCAGCAACTTCAAGCCGAGGGAGGCTCCCGATGGAGCAGGAACCGTTCAGGGTGCAGACGGAGGAAGTTCCCCGGCGCACGAGGCCGAGGCTGGGCAACCTGCCGAAGAATGCGCTGGTTGACCGGGCGGTGAGCCGGATGCTTCAGGAGAAGCATGAGGTGCCCGTGGCGGCTTTCCAGTCGAGCATCTGATGCCAGGGCGTCCCTACCGTGGCCTGTCCCGTGGGGACGTCCTCATCCCGGCCACGAAGATCAGCCTGGGTGACCGGGTCTGGTGGATGGAAACGTACTGGCTGGCCGGGTACCCGAGTACCTACCGCAACATGGGCCTGGTCGAGATCAAGCGTGAGGGCACCTGTGTGATCAGGGACAGGTACGGACACACCTGGGAGGTGGAGATGGGCAGGTTGCTCAAGCCTGAGACGGAGACCTAGGTAGCTACTACCTGGGAGGATTCGTGAGCCGTACGGACAAGCACGCGCCCTATTGGACGTGGGCTACCTGGTATGAGCCGAGCCATCACCTCTACTGCGACTCCTACGTTCGCCGGAGTTGGCAGAAGAGCGGCCGGTACGTACCGTGCAACCTGCCTGAACGCCCTGTACGCCACGGTGGCGGCCGAACTCGGGCATACGTACCCCTGTGTACCTGGGAGCCCGTCTACCCGACCTGGCGCGAGGCTCGCTGGCTCACCTGGAAGGCCCCGACCCCGCGCTGGTTCGTCAAGCACGTCGGCCATGATCCTGAGCGGGTGCGTGAGCGGGACAAGCTGGGCAAAATGGTCAAAGAGTACAACGCGACTGGAGAGTTGGATGACGGAGACTTCCCCTGCTGGCAGGCTCGACACGCAGCCCGCTGGCTCTGGGACTGACTGGCGCAAGTCCTCACGCTGCGAGTCAGCCCACTGCGTCAAGATCAGGCCCCTGGCTGGCGATGGCGTGCTGCTCGGCTCCACCAAGGAGCCCGGGGACCTGATGTTCACCAAGCCTGAGTGGGATGCCTTCGTGGAGGGGGCCAAGGCCGGGGAGTTCGACTTTGATTAGCAACAGCGAACGCCAGGTAGTCCTGATCGGCTTGAAGACTCAGGATGCCGAGATTAAGCACGGGTTCTTCGTCGCTGGCATGCTCTCCTGGATCGGGTTCGGCGTCTGCATGATGGCGATCATGGTGTGGATCTCGAACTTCATCAGCGGGCAGCCGGGGCCGTTCAACCCGTTCCTGTGGATCAGCCTTCCCGGGATGGCCATCTCCGGCGTCTCGATCTGGCTGAGTAAGGCCACGGGCCGCAAGGCAGCCAGGTGGCGTACGGCCCGTAACAAGTTTTGGGACGTCTACGGATACCGCCCAGGCGAGTGGTGACATGCGACAAGGCCCCCGGGCGTACACCTGGGGGCCTTGTCTGGGAAGGGGAAAAGCTGGCCACCTAGGCCTGCTCCTCTGCGCCCAGCCTAGCATCACTTCCGGGTGTACGAGCCACCCGCGATGCGGACAATCGACCTGGCCTCCTGCTCCGAACGTACCGTCTTGGTCTCACCCGAGGCGGTCTGGACGACGAACTCCAACGGCTTGCCCGACTTGTCCTTGTTGCAGCTACACATTGCACCCGCACCCTTCCTGGGGAGGTAGAAGATCTTGGAAAGCCCGCGCGATGGAAGCAGCCCGCTCGGCCCCGGCGACCTCGGCGAGGAAGCTGTCGACGGCCGCAAATCCAACTGGATCACAACTGTTGGCCACGGCCAGTTCTGGCTGATCGACTCCGCCATCAGATTCGAAGTAACCGCCCGCTACCAGCGAGTACTGCCCGTCAGCATCCTCGTGAAGGATGGGGAAACCTGGGTAGTTGACGGCCAGCGCGCCGATCAATTCAAGGTTGCCGTTCACTCGACGCCAGTCTCCACTGAGTGGAGAACGCCTCAGTTCTGCGAGGGTAGATTCGCTCACCCCGTCTACGACTGCCCCGGCTACCCAAACGCCGAAGCTGTCCTCACCTGCGTTGACCACTGCGACGCAGGCACCTGTGTTGTCGTAGTGTTCACGGGCTGGGATCACGCCGAAGCGTTCATCCGCATGACCAGTCCCGATCGTGATCTTGCCGACCCGCAGGTTCTTCCCATCCGAGGTGTGGACGGAGCCCTGCTTGAAGTAGGCGTAGCCGGTGGCGGACCTGGGCAGCATGGTGCACTTGTTCCCGACGCCCAGGTGGCACTGGCCCCAGGGGGCGAGGTGCCCGAAGACCCGGCCGTCCGTGGTGACCTGGAGGCCGGTGAAGCCGGTCAGCTTGGGGTCCTCGAAGACTGAGCTGTGCGGCTTGAGCTGGCCGCCAGCTGTCAGCGACGCTACATCCGACTCCCCGATGGGAGTTGTGAGTGCCACTTCCCCTACCTGTGCCCCGGACACTAGAGCCTCATCATCCATGCCGTGCTCGCCACGGTCCTTGCCCTCAGCGGGCCATTTGCCCGTGGCCTCGTGATGCAGGTTCGCGCACAGCCCCTCGGTGTCCTGGGGGAACTTATCCCTCAGGGCCCGCACGCACCGATCGAATGAGCCGGGAGTGCCCCACCGGATCTTCGCGGCACCCTTGCCCCTGACCCAGTAGTCCTCCAGTTCCCCGCCCAGCCTGGACTGGAACTCCTCACTAGCCATAGAGAGATCAATGAGCATCTGGAACTCCTCAGAATCCAAGGCAGCGGTACGGGATGGTTCGGCGTCGGCTGAGGTAGCGCCTTGACGCCCCCCGCGCTGCCATGGAGCCACGACACGCGGGTCCGCGTACTCCTGTCGAAGCATGTCGTAGATGTCGGTCAGGACTTCCTGGACCTTGATCCGCTGGTCCTCGCTCAGGGTGTCGTACAGCCCGCCGTGGCCACCGGACATGATCACCCCGGCGCTGAAGACGGCCCGGGGCACCAGGTATGCCTTGCCGTCGAAGATGTCTACGATTGGGAGCCGGTAGGTTTCACGATTGAGTGGATTACCTTCGTCGTCCTTCCAGAGGAAGGCGCTGCCGAACTTCGCAGCATCCCCACCGGACCAGGCCGCGATGTTCTGAATGGCCGTGTCGGCGTCGAACCTGGTCTCCCTCGGGGCCAGGGGGAACTTGTTCCACGACTTGGAGTTGACCGCGAAGGTTGCTGTGGTGATCCCGGCGCTGGCCAGGATGGTCATCTCTTCTTCTGTGTCGACAGTGATGTGGACCTGGGGGAACGCAGGGGCCATCACGAAGGTGACCCCGTTGACGTTGCCCTGGGTGATCCGGATGACCGTGTCGCCGGGGCTGGTCGGGTCATCGACGACCTCGTAGGCCAGGGGCCGTGGGTCGAGGTCCACACTCGGCCCGATGAGCTTGCGCTCGATCAGGTAGACGGCCTCGATGACCTCGGGCACGATCGCTGGATCAAGGAATTCACCGGCCCCCCATACTCCGCCCGTGCCCTGGTACTGCCCAGTCCAGGAGCCGACGACCACGGCACCGTCGTGACCTCGGCCAGACGTGCGCTGCCAAGCAGCCCTGAGTGGGAACTCACGGTATGTAAGGCCCTGGGCTGCGAACATCCGCCCGTCCCCGGTTGGCATCTCCTCAGGGGCGAGTAGCCCATACCACCTGATGGTCATCTCAGCTCCCCTTCCGGATCGTCATTTCACACCTGCAATTGATCACGTTCGATGGGCTGCCTGCCGGATCGCCAGGAAACCTCAGGTCCTCGCCACCCACCTGGAACGTATCGGACAAAGACCTCACCTGGCCCTCGGCCCGCTTGTGGGCTGGGCGTTCGTGGCCGTCCACATCCGTGTCCCAGACCTTCACCCACCTGGTAGTCGGGGGCTCGTAGTACTGGGCCGCCGCTAGCACGCCCGCGTTCCATGCCCGGTTCGTCTCCGTCCGAGTAATCACCTTTGCCCGATTGTCCCACCATTCGCTACCAGATGTCAGGAGCTTCGCGTCGATCCGGGCGCTGATGTCCTCCATCGACTCGCCCTGCGCGACGCCGTCAGACAGCTCGGCGAAGATGGCGTTGTAGACGTCGTCGGGAATCCTCACCAGCAGGTTCCTGGTCAGGGCCAGCTGGGCCTGGGTGAAGGAGTTGCCGGACACGAACGGCTCACCTGACTGCCAGCGCCAGGCGTGGTCAACGACGGTCTCCAAGGCAGGCATGATCTTGTCGTCCACCTGCTCGGCCCAGGCTGGCCTGGCATCCTCCACGCCCGTGGGGTCCGGGGTGCCCGACTGCATGACGAAGCTGCGCAGCACGGGCACCCAGGTCCTGATGGCGGCCAGGACCTTGGCCAGGACGCTGGGCTCTTCCTCAGGCGCTGGCATCGAGTACCTTGGCCAGGGCGTCAGGGCTGTGGGGCTGAGCTGAGACCAGGGTGACCAGGCAGTAGGTGCCCAGCAGATCCCGCATCTTGTTCGTGTCCACACCCAGCCCGGCGAAGTCAAGGGCCAGGTAGTCGAAGGCACCCGAGAGGGCATCGCTGGCCTGGGACTTGCTGACCTTCAGCTTGGTATGGATCTCGAACTTCGGCACATCAGGGAACTTGCCGCGCAGGTCGCGGTTGAGTAGCCTGCCGCCTGCGATCTCCAGGGCTCGCCTGGCGACCACGTTGGCAGCGGACAGTACAGCGTCTGGTGAACTGTTGAGTACGGCGCTGGCCAGGATCGGGGTTCCCTGGTTGCTGGCTGGCCTGGTCGGCCCGGCATCGGTGGACCGTGGGTCAACCGGCCTGCGCTGGTTATCGGTAGACCTGGCTGGGGCTGGGGGTGGCGGGGCACCTGGGGCGTTCGGGTCGCCTGGCACCTCGGCGACTGGGGCGACCGGCTCGGGCATGTCGATGTCGAGGTTGGCAGCCTCGCGAAGGGGCTCCACGGCGATCAGGGTTGGGTCACGCAGCATCAGCTCGCGGATGAACAGCTCCGTCGACTCGTCGTCCTTCATCGAGTCGGTGATCGGGTTGTAGTTGCCCGCGATGAGCACAGCCTCCTTGTTGACCAACCGGCGCTCGTACAGGTTGATCGTGTCCTGGAGCCTGGAGGCCCGGACGGTCAGCGGCGCGGTGTCGAAGCTGATCCGGTACTTGCGCGGGTCCTTGCCCAGGGCCTGCATGAGCGGGGCCAGGTAGGCGGTGGTCAGACCATCACAAATCAGACTCATCATCGGTTCGATGTGAATCTTGACGAAGGACTCCTCGATCGACCAGACCGAGATGTGGTTCACGTCGCCCATGCCGAGCAGGATTTCGGCTGGCATGTTCATGCCGATGGCCAGCCGCCTGATCGCCGACTCCTTGTACTCCTTCATCCGGTCGGACAGCTCGGAGCCGAACCTCATCGGCTGGTCCTGCATCTTGCCGATCAGCTCGTCGGGGATCTCCACGAACTGCGGCACGACACCAGCAGCCACACCCCGGCCAGTCCTGGCTGCCTTGGAGGCCAGGGCGATCTGGTTGAAGACGTCGTCAGCTGACTGTGGTGAAGTGCTGGCGTCGGATGGCCCGTTGCTCATCCCAGCCGGGAGCCACACCAGACCGGCGGCGACACCGCGCGAGTCAAGCTGGCTGAACTCGAACAGCAGCAGCTCTTCCAGCTCGGCGAGGATGGGCAGGCAGGCCTGGGTGGGCGAGTCGGCGCGGAAGTGCCACTCCTCATCGGGGGTCCACAGCCTGACGATCAGGTCCGTACCCCGCAGGAGGGTTTCAGCGCCGTAGCCGAAGTTGATCGCATATCCGCCGTTGCGTCGCTTAAGTTCGGTGGTGGAGGCGATGTACCACTTGTCCCCAGCCAGGCCCCGGCGTGCCCGGCCGATCGAGTAGCACTCCCCGGCGATGGTCTGGTTGATGGCGATCGACCTCAGCGCCGAGGCGCGTGAGGCTGGCCCACCGAACAGCGAATCGACCACTGAGGCGACCTCAGCATCTCCGGTGACCTCCCCCGTGGAGGCACCGAGTTCGTTGAGGCCTTCGATGAACAGGCGCACCCGGCTACAGGCTGCCCCGACATAGTTCGCGGCATAGTGCAGCTCGGGGATGATGTGGTAGAACCGCCAGGCTTCACGCTGCCAGCCGACTGAGGTAAACCGGTAGGTGTCCCATAGGGCGTCGGTGGGTCCGAGCCTGGCGGCCTGGGCGATGGTCGAGGAGTTGATCGGCTGGAGCTGTTCGGCCGCGTAGGTGACCGGGGTCAGGTCCGTGCCTGGGTTCCTGGCGATCATGGGCTTAGGCATCGGTTACCTGTCCGCGATGTGGGGGGCTACGGCGAAGATCGCCCAGACGGTGAGGAAGGCACACCACACGGGGTTCGTGTGCCAGTAATAGGTCTCCCAGGTCAAAGCGACACCGACCCAGAAGCCGGTGCAGAATACGCAGTTGACCAGGTAGGTGACGTTGCTTTCCTCACCCCAGGTCTTCTTGACCCAGTTGCGCCACCAGGCGAAGGGCTTCTCGATCACCAGGGCACGGGTCATCCCTGCCGTGGCTAGGCAGAGCAGCACGAGTACCACAGGACTGATCACAGATCAATACTAAGGGTGCGGAAGCGGACAATACAGCTCATGTAACCGGAGTCCATAGCGAAGCTGGATTAACGAGGCGGATTCGGCGCTTTTCCCCAGCCATCAGGTGGCGGGCAGCGTGGACCAAGGCGTCCATGCGGTTTGGGGAGTTGTGGCTGTCGGTGGGGTCGAAGTTGAGCATTTCGTTCTCCAGGGCGGAGAAGGTGCCCAGGTGGTGGACGGTGCCCTGCTCGTAGCGCATCGCGACAGGCTCGGCCCTCAGCTTCTTGCCGATACGGGAGTCGATGGCCTTGATCGGGGCCGTGGTGCCTGCCGGGAACAGGTTGTCCTGGTCGCGCAGCTCGGTGTAGGCGTCCTTGAGCACGTCGGTCATCCACCGCTTGGCGAGGTTGTCTTCGACCACGATGGTGTCGGCACCGTTGCGCCAGAAGACCCGCCAGATGTGCCGGGCGGCCTCGCGTGAGGTGAGCGGTACGGACTCGTCTGCCAGGACGTACATGTGGTTCTTGACGTCCCTACCGACCACGACGACACCCATGAGGTCGCCCTCTTCGGTCAGGGTCGGGTCAACACCCACGGTGATGTGAGTGAATTCGATTTCATCCACGTTCTCGACGCGGTGATCTTCGATAGCGCTGTAGGCGAACAGCATTCCGTCGCGGGCATCGAGGAGTTCTCCGTAGAGTTCCTGGCGTCCGATGGAGGTGCCGTGGTACCTGCGGTCTAGCTCATCCAGGGTGAAAGAGGACAGATTTGCAGCATTGTCAAATGTCGATCCCCTAATGAGTGTGACCGACCCGTCGACACGCTGCACCCATTCACGAAGCAGATCGATCGGCTTAGGGGTTGTGGCCACCAGGGTCCTGGGGTGGTCACCGACCAGGTCAGCCCGCAGGGAGGGCATGATGCCCTCATACCAGGACTCCCTGGGCTTCTTCCACTTTGCTACCTCATCAAGCACGGCACCTGCGGCGTTGTAGCCACGGCCGACGTCGGCACCGTCCGCACCCTCGAAGAAGATCACTGACTTGTGCTCGCCGACAAGGATCTGCGGCTTCGGATGCTTGATGTACTTGTACTCGATCTCCCGCCTGTCCAGCACACGTAGGACACCTGACGGGCCCTCGATGGAAATGGTCCTGGCATCGCTCAGGGTCTCGGCGATGAGTAGCCATTCGGTGCGGAAGCCATGCCGGTCCACGGGATGATCCAGGCACCTCTGAACCAGCCATTCAGAGGCCAGCTTGCTCTTTCCGAATCCACGCCCGGCGAGGATCAGGCACAGGCTCCAGTCGCCCTTTGGCGGAATCTGCTCAGGCCGTGCGGTCCACCACCATTCCTGTCGTGCGATTTCTTTGAGGATCTGTGGCGATAGGGACATGACCCATTCGCGCTGCTGTTCTTCAGTCAGCTCTTGGGCGTATCGCTCTGCCAGGGAAAGTCCCATGATCTAAGCATATACACCAGATGTCCGTTTGGGGTACTCTTCTGATGCTTGACACACTGGAGATGAAGAGGAGTACCATGAGCGAGGTGATCGACCATACCGCCCGTAAGCTGGCTGAAGCTGGCTATGCAGCGGTCTTGGGCGGCGACTTGGCACGTATGCGCGACAAGCTCTCTATGACCCGAAATGCCCAGGCTCGCCTGATCGGCGTGGAGGGTGAGAGTCTTCGTCGATGGGAGGCCCTGGAAAGGGGTATGAATGTCGATACCGCTATCCGGGTGGGGGAGTGGCTTTGGGCCGCCGAAAGGGCGCTGGCAACAGTACCCGACCAGGCTTATCTAACACTTCTTCCCATTAGCAAGGCGGCCAGGCAATCCGGCATTCCTGTGGAACAGCTGGAAGCCGCCTGTGACCGGAATGAATACAAGCATGAGCGCCTGGGAGTCCTCGGGACGTTCATCTACCGACACCAGGGGGTGCTGTGAGCCTGAGCCCGCTATGCCGCAAGTGCGGAAGGCTCATGGCCCAGCTGCTCCGGGACCAGGGCCTGGAGTTCCACCCGACCTGTGAACCGACCAGCCCCAACGACCAGCTTGGCCAGGAACTGCTGTCCGACCTGACCGACGTGATCAAGTGGGCCGACAACAACTCGTCCCGCTCACTCCAGGCCACCATCGGACCCAGCGAGCTGGGCAGCCTGTGCGACAGGCGCATCGCCTACCGGCTGGCCGGGGCACCCGAGGCCAACTGGTGGAGTGATCCACTCCCGGCCATCGTGGGCACAGCCGTCCACACCTGGCTGGAGAAGGCCGTCACCCACTTCCAGGCCCAGCACTACATGGACCGCTGGCTGACCGAGGTCACCGTGCAGCCCGACCCGATGGTCAAGGGGCATTGCGATCTTTTCGACAAGCACCTCGGGGCTGTCGTCGACTGGAAGACGGTGTCACCGACCAAGCTGAAGGCGTGGAAGGCCTCAGGTCCTCCCGAGCACTACAAGGCCCAGGTCAACCTGTACGGCATGGGCATGGTCAAGGCCGGGTTCCAGGTCAACAAGGTGGTCCTGATCGCCGTGCCCCGCTCGGGCTGGCTGAAGGACATGCAGATCTGGGTCGACGACTACTCACCAGAGATGGCGCAGGTGGCCCTGGACCGCATGTACGGGCTGGCCAACCAGATGATCAAGGCCGGGGATGACCTGGCCATGGCCGAGATCGACGCCGTACCCAGCGGCGAGTGTGCCTTCTGTCCCTGGTATCGGGGGGGCGACAGGGGTGCGGACTTGTCGGGGTGTCCTGGCAATATCGACGCAAACCGGGCCAAGAACTCATCAGGCCTAGTGAAACCAACCAACAACTGACGGAGGCGAAGTGATCTACGACCCTGCCGACTACGAGACCCGGCACCCAGCCGTCCGGGAGATCATGAGGTGGTTCGATTATGACCACCTCAGCGGTGCTCCGAGGACCACGGCATACAGCGTCTCCGAGCTGGCCAAGACGATGGTCGATGAGACCCCCGACTCGGCTGAGCTGACGGCTGGCCTGCGCAAGCTTCTGGAAGCCAAGGACTGCTTCGTCAGGGCGAGCGTGGACAGTGTCTAGGATCAAGATCAAACTTGAGGAGAACGGCCAGGGCCTGGAGGTAGAGCTAGATGACCTCGATGTTCCGATCGACGAACTGGGCGTCAAGGCCCTGAAGATCGTCGGCGGTCTGGGCGACTGGATCGACGGCGTGAAGACCAACCAGCAACCAGCGAGGTGACAGCATGAACGACTCCCGTAGCCGGATCATGGGGGCAAGCACCCCGGGCTACAGCTTCCTTCAGGTCGGCCAGAAGGTGATCGGCCAGATCATCACCGAACCCAAGGACGTCCAGCAGCGCAACTTCCACGACGGAAGCCCGGCGTTCTGGCCCTCGGGTGACGCGAAGATGCAGACGGTCTTCCAGGTGATGACCCAACTGCGCAACTACGAGGGCATCAGCTCGCCTGACCGGTCCAAGCCCGATGACGGGGTGCGGAGCCTGTTCATCAAGGGCAAGCACATGGAGAGGGCGGTCAAGGACGCCATCCTCGCCTCGGGTGCCTCCTGGTTGGACGTCGGCGGCTGGATCGAGATCACCTATACCGGTGACGACATGTCCTCCAAGGCGGCGTCGAAGCCGAAGTTCTTCTCGGTCAGGTACCAGCCTCCGGCACCTGGGTCAGCCCCTGCCCAGCAGCACCAGCAGCAGGCCGCCCCAGCTCACTCCGGCTACGGCCAGCAGCAGGGCTACGGCCAGCCAGCGCAGCAGGCCACCCCGGGCTGGCAGCAGCCAGGCTGGAACCCTCAGCAGCCAGTCCAGCCCGTCGCTGGTGGGTTTGGTGGTCCTGGTACCCATGCCGGTCCTCCGTATCCTCCACAGCCGCCTCAGGGTGGTTTCCCGGGTCAGTCTGCCGTGCCCTCTCACTATGGCAGCCCGGACCAAATGCCGCAGTGGGCCCAGGCCTCAGCTCCACCGGCTCCGACGTCCGGACCCCCGGCACCCCAGTTGTCCACACTTGAGCTGATCGCCCAGCAGCAGTCCGGAATGGCTGAGTCTGGACAGATTGAGCCTGCTTTCTAGTAGGCTGCTAGGCCTGGTCCTACTTCGCGGGAGTCCAGGAACGAATACCCCGGGCAGGTCGGGTTGACCCCCTGTCGCCTGCCCGGGGAGCCATGTAAGCTCGGCGAGTTCGCCTGATCTGTTCACTGGACGAAAAACAGAAAAGGCCCGGAGTTCGCGGCTCCGAGCCATCTGCGTCCGCCTCAGTGAGAGAACCAAGGCGAACTTCCCTATCGCATTAAGGGAGACGTTACGTGCTTGACAGCTCGTCAGTCAACTCTTCTGCCAACAATGGCACAGAAGCCCCCCTGGTCGCTGACCGTTCGGCCGTCGCCAACTGGCTTGAGCTGGTCCACCCCGCAGGTGAGGACGGCTACACCGATGGCCTGATCCACATCTGCAAAGCCGGTGAATGGGACGGGCGCACCTTCTCTGAGCACGCTGACGCCGTCGACTTCGTCATGCGCTGCGATGCCGAAGGGGCACAGGGCATCTACCTGCGCACCACCTCCCTGGCCACCGTGCCCAAGGACTACAGCCGTGGGTCCGCCGTCGACTCCAAGATCCTTCCCGGCTTCGCCGCCGACATGGACATCGCGGGCCCAGGACACAAGACCACCAAGCCCCTGCCGACCAGCGTCCTTGAGTGCCACGAGATCATCGCCGCCTCCGGCCTGCCTGAGCCCACCCTCTGGGTCCACTCAGGTGGCGGGGTCTACCCGTGGTGGCTGCTCGATGAGCCCCTGGACATCTCCACGCCCGAGTCCTACGCCATGGCGGAGGCCCTGTCGGCCAAGCTCCACGACACCATCGCAGCCGTGGCCGAAGACCTCGGGTTCTTCTATGGCTCAGGCGTCAAGGACATGGCCAGGGTCCTGCGCATCCCCGGCACCGTCAACCGCAAGCCGGACACGGTGCCCGCGCTGGCCCACGTCATCCAGCCAGCCATGTACGAGTTCCACACCCTGGCCAGCCTCGGGGCAACGATCGAAGACGCCTACGCCGGACGTCCAGCACCCAAGAACCCCGAGCCACCCCGGCCTGCCCCGGCACCACGGCCAGAAGGCTCAGCCCTGCGCCCCGGCGACGACTTCAACAACCGAGCCCACTGGGCAGACATCCTCACCCCCCACGGCTGGACGTACATGTACCACCGGGGCTCCACCATGTACTGGCGCAGGCCAGGCAAGGACTCGGGCGAACACTCGGCCACCACCGGCCGCAAGGGAGTCGGTTCGGAGGACAGGCTCTACGTCTTCAGCGACGCGACCGAGTTCGAGCAGAATGTCCCCTACAACAAGTTCGCCGCCTACGCCCAGCTCAACCATGGTGGGACCGGGGCGACGCACTTCGCCTCAGCTACCCGTGACCTTCGCGGCCAAGGTTTCGGCGGTGATCTTCCGCAGCTCCACGATGCGTCGAATGCGGTGAGCCTGGTCCGTCCTGCGGCGCAAGTGCCTACTGCTGTACAGCCCGTGGATGATGAGCAGCCTGCGCAGGCGGCCCTGGTCATCCAGGCCAACGAGGCGTTGCCGGTACTGGGTCACGACGGACTCCCTGTCTTCACCGAAGATGTCTACCGCAGCCAGCCCTGGGACGATATGGGTCTGGTGTCCATGTACTCCTCAGCCTTCTGTCAGGGCCTGCGTTACGTCAACGCCATGGATGAGTGGCGGGTCTGGAACGGGCAGCGGTGGGTCAGGGATGACCGCCAGCTCCACCAGCTCGCCGCCCGCAAGCTCGCCACCGGCCTGCGCGACCAGGGCCGTAAGGCTGAGGCTGAGGGCCACGAGCACGCCAAGGAGATGAAGGCCGCCGCTGGCAAGCTCGCCACCATGGGCAAGGTCATGTCCCTGCCGAAGCTGGCCCGCACCGACATCTGCATGTCGTCCACACCGAAGGACTACGACACCCACAAGTACCTGGTCACGGTCGAGAACGGCACCTTGAACCTGAAGACGGGGGAGCTGACTGACTTCGACCCCGCCCTCATGCTGACCAAGAAGATCAAGGCCGTCTACAACCCCGACGCCCAGGGCCCCCGTACGTCCAGGTTCCTCGCCGAGATCCAGCCCGACCCCGCCGTCCTGGCGTACATGCAGCGCCTGGTCGGCGCGACCGTGCTGGGCAACGCCGACGAACGTGTCCTGCCGATCATCCACGGTGCCTCGGGCTCGGGTAAGTCGGCGTTCCTGGAGATGCTTTACCACGTCCTGGCCGACTTCGCTGCCGTGGCCGACCCGACGACACTGATGCCGCAGCCGGACAACTACCAGGGCCCCTCGGAGAAGCTTCACTCCCTGATGGGCACCCGGTTCGTGAAGATGTCGGAGCTGCCGGAGAACGCCAGCCTGAACCAAGCGCTGGTCAAGTCGATCACCGGCTCTGATACCCAGAAGACCCGGCCCCTGTACGGGCACCCGGTGGAGTGGGACGTCGAGTATGTGGTGTGGATGGCGACCAACAACCTGCCGAAGATCACCTCGACTGACGGGGCGATCTGGAAGCGCGTGAAACCGATCCACTTCCCGAACGTCTTCGTCAATGAGGACGGGTCAACCAGGCAGGTCGGGGACAAGGACCTGGGTCGCCAGCTGGCCAAGGATGAGGGCTCGTTCATCCTGAACTGGATCTTGGAGGGGATCGTCGAGTACCTGGACAAGGGCCTGGCTGAGCCCGCCCAGATCGGTGCCTGGCTGACCGGCTACCGGGACGAGATGGACACGACCAGGCAGTTCGTCACCGAGGCCCAGGAGAACGGACAGATCAAGGTCGAGGAAGGTCAGACGATCTCGGCCCGCGACCTGTACAAGATTTACATGGCGTGGACAGTGGACGCCCAGATCAGGTTCCCGCTGTCGGCGCAGACGTTCAAGCAGCGCATGCAGGTCAACGGCTATGAGCAGCACAGGACAAGCGCGGGCCTGATGTGGAAGGGGGTCGGGGTGTCCGGGTTCATCGGGCTGGCCCAGACGCCCAGCTCCGGCAACCAGTGGATGGGAAGGCAACGAAATTGATCTTGTCGGACAGGGACATCCGGGCCGCCATGATGCGTGAGGACAACGCCCTCACCTTCGACCCGCCCCTAGGTCCCCGGGCCGTCCAGCCCTGCTCCGTCGACCTGCGGCTAGGGCCCCTGATCCGCATCGTCGATGAGTGGGTGTCGTACTTCTCCAACGGGCAGACCTGGCATGTCCGGCGCACCCTGGGGCTCACCGACATCAGCGACGGCTTCGACCTGCTGCCCGGCGAGTTCGTCCTAGCCAGCACCGTGGAGACGGTGGGGATTCCGCTGGATCTCGTCGGCCTGCTCAACGGCAGGTCCACCTGGGCACGCAAAGGCCTGATCACCCACACCGTGTCCGGCTACATCGACTCAGGCTTCAGGGGGCAGATCACCCTGGAGCTGAAGAACGTCGCGAACTCGATCATTCGCCTCACCCCTGGTGACCGGCTGTGCAACCTGGTCTTCGCCCAAATGAGCAGCCCCCCGGAGATCCCGTACGGGTCCGAGGGGCTGGGGTCGCACTACCAGGGGCAGATGGGTCCTACTGCTAGTCGAGGGTAACCACCCTCAGTGGATCGCGACCCCGCCTGTCCATCCTGATGCCGATGTTCATCAGGCTCATGGTCCGGCAGGGCCACGGCTGCTCGGGGCATTCCATGCAGCACATCTCGCCATTGCCCAGGTCCATGGGTTGATGAAGGATCTCCAGGAAAACATGGACCTGACTGGTGGGGATGCCGTTCATTCAGACTCCCTATGGGGGCAGAACGGGTTGACTTCCAGGGCCCAGCACCACCGCAGGAACGTGGGCACCGTGGCGATCTTCGATCCCCGCTCCAGGATCGAGATGTAGCCCTTGCCCAGGCCGGACATCTCCTCCACGTCCGACTGGCGCAGCTTGCGTCGCCTGCGTTCAGCGATCAACCTGTCCACAGCCTGCGCATAGTTGATCATTTCCGTTCTCCCAGGTGATCGGGGCAGGCACATGGGCCCTGCCCACGCCGGGGCCTGACCCACACATGGTCCGGGTTACCCCAGCGGTACTGTGCATACCGGTGACGTTCGCACAGGTCATTGGCCTTGTGCTTACCGCCGCAGTAGGGCCGACTGCACTTGCGGTTGCTGCGCGGCCTGCCCACCTTCTTCTTCTGCTCGGCGGGGATATCTTTCAGCAGCTCGGCCGCCGACTTGATCAAAGCCATGCTCAGTTGTCCTTAAAAGCAACATTGTCCGGATTGTGAACTGGGCACCTCACGCACACACACACGGGAGGCTTGCCCCGGCCCTTATGCAGCGGATCACCCCACTTGAGCCACTTGCGCCCATGGGGACGGCAGAAGCCGTGGCCCCAGTGCTCCTTGGTGCAGCCAGGCACCCTCTCGCAGCGCCTGTTCAGCTTGACGCCCTTACGCTTGCCCATCTGGCCGTCGACCGGCCTGGGCTGGCCCTGGAGGATCTGCTCAGCTGTCTTGATCAGAGCCATCAGGCACCCCCCACACTAGAAACGCTGTCGGCCTAATGACCTGCTCGGGGATGACGTTGTTGTATGACCAGTCGTCGAGCTGGGCCTTCGACCAGCCCAGCCACTGCCACAGCGTGTACGGCAAGCCCTCAGCTGTCGTGGCCCAGGTGTAGATCAGGGTGCCGATCTCGGCGTTGGTCAACTTCTCCATGATCAGGCACTCAGCCACTTCAGGGACAGCGTGCGCCCCCAGCCAGGCCAGTCACCGTAGGGCACCTGGCCGGTAGCCAGCAGCATCGCCACCTTGTAGGTCAGGCCAGTGTCGACGACCTCCCAGGCCCTGGCGTTAGGTGCCATGACGACCAGCTCCCACTTGCCGTTGCGCTTACGAACCTGAAAGCGCGCCACCTGGGTTCTCCTTCCAGTCCAAGATCACAGCATCGACCCTGCGCATATGCTTGGGCATCAGGCCCGTACGTTCGTCGGGGCACACCAACTCGATGTTGTAGACCGCCTCCAGGGTCCTGCGCGTACTGGCACTGAGCTGGTAGTCGATGTCGTCATCGATCCAGATGGTCCGGCTGCCCTCATCGGTGAGGACGCGCTCGGCTGCCGGATACTTCCACCACCTGGGCAGGCCCTCCCTCAGCAGCCTGGCGACCAGGGCCGACCCGTTGGCGTGGCCCTCCGCATACTCGGGGCACTCATGCACCTTGAACACGGGCAGCCCGACCGCCTCGCCTACCTCCAGGGAAGCTTCCTGCCAGGTGCTGTGCCACCTGATCTCCACGTCACCGGACTCGTGCAGCCTGGTCAGCCAGTCGACCACCGGGGTTGCCCAGAAGATCGGGTACTGGCCGCCATCGGGGGCTTGGACCTTGGTCCAGTGCCATACGTCGGCAGGCCACACCTTGACGGGCACCTTCTTGCTCATCGCATTGACCACCCCGTCGATGTCCAGCAGTAGGACCGGCTTGTCAGTCATTGCCCATCTCCATCTCCCCGGTCCGGAGTCGGGGCTTGACTCCCAACTTCACTCCCTTCACACTACTCCCCTTGCACATGTTCCACAAGGGGCTCTTCGGCATGTAGGGCAGTGTAGGGCTGATGTAGACCTAGTGTAGGGCTAAAACCTGTCCTGACCTGGG